TAGATTCAGAAGAAATGATTTCTATAAATGATTTTACAAAAATGATAATTGATATTTCTGGTAAAAATATTAAAATAAAAAACATTCCAGGGCCAGAGGGGGTGAGGGGAAGAAATTCAGATAATAAATTGTATAAAGAAAAAATGAATTGGGTTGTTTCCCAGCCACTAAGAATTGGAATGAAAAAGTTATATGAATGGATTGAAAAACAAGTACTAGCAAAAGGATTGACAGAAATTATGGAAAAACATGATTTTAAAATTATTTAAATGGCACTAGCAGAATATTATTTTGAAAGAATAAATAAGCAATTAAAAACAGATAATTTTGTTTTTCCTCCAAGTGTAGAAATAGATTTAACAAATAAATGTTATCAAAATTGTTATTATTGCAATGTTCATGATTTTAGAAAAAATTTTCCTGATGTTGGTACAAAAAAAGATTATTTAAATTTAATTGATGAAATATCAAAAGAAGATTGTTATGATATAACTTATGCCGGTGGTGGAGAACCATTGGCAAATAAAGATGCAAATGAGATATTTAATTATTCTTTAGATAAGGGATTTAAAATTGGTATTATTACTAATGGAATGGGAATTGATAAATTAACTTTTACAAAGGAAAAAAGACCTGATTGGATTGGTATTGATATTGACACTGTTGATGAAGAACTTTATTTTAAAATAAGAAAAGGAAATTTAAAAAAAGTTTTAAATGGAATTGATAAAGTAATGTCAGATTTTAAATCGTATGGAACAGAAATGACTTTTAAATGTCTTGTAACTGATTATAATAATGAAAATAAATATTTTAAAGAATCGATAGAGTTAGCTAGTAAAATGGGATTTGATATGTTTTTTGTTAGAGTTACACATTTTAAAAATGGACATATTATCCAACCAGAAACAACTTGGGATGATTTGGAAAAATATTTGAAAGAACAATGTGAAAAAAATAATATAAGATTGGGATGTTCCTTTGAAAAAGAAAAAAATTTTCTTGTTAATAAAAATAAATTTATTGAAAAATGTTTTGGACCCATGTTATCACTTATATTTGCTGCTGATGGAAAAATTTATTGGTGTACGGAATATAGGGGAGTAAAAGAATATGAAATGGGTGATTGGCTAAAAAATGGTTTAAAAGAATTATATTCAAATAATTATGTTAAAATAATGAAAGAATTTGATAAGTGTCATAAATGTTCTCATCAATGTAGATTTTATAAAAATTTTAAATTTATTGATAAAATAACTGATGGTTTGGAATATGAAGATGCTGGGCATATAACTGGATTTTTTTAATTTAAAAAATAATAAATTATGAAAAAAATATTAACATCTGGTACAGGAATGGATAAATGGAATCAGGAAAAAGAGAAATTTAATTATGTTTTAGAAAAATATAATTTAAAAGATGCTTGGGATATTGTTGATCTTTTTGAGAAAAAAATAGCAGAATATTCTGGAAGTAAGTATGCGGTTTCAGTAGATAATTGTACTAATGCATTATTTCTATGTTTAAAATATTTAAAATATACTGGCGAAGTTATAATTCCTTCAAGAACATATATTTCAGTTCCATGTACAATAATACATGTAGGATGTAAAGTTAAATTTGAAGATAGAGAATGGTCTGGAGTATATCAATTAAAACCATTGCCAATTTATGATGGGGCAGTAAGATTTAAAAAAGGAATGTATAAAAAAGATACGTTTCATTGTTTATCTTTTCATATAAGAAAACATTTGCCAATTGGTAAGGGTGGAATGATATTAACAGATGATAAAGAAGCATATAAATGGTTTAAAATTGCAAGATATGAAGGAAGGCATCAAGAAATACCTTATAAAGATGATAAAATTGATATGATTGGATGGAATATGTATATGACACCAGAACAAGCAGCAAAAGGAATTGAGTTATTTGAAAGAATTGAAGATTATAATGATGATCAAGATTCTTCAGAAACCTGTAGGGATTTGTCAAAATTTAAAATATATGAAAGATCCAATAGATAAGTGGTGGTTTAAAATTTTAGACTTAAATAAAAATAAAAAAATTGATTGGTGGGAATATTTAAGTTTTTTATCTCATGTTATTGTTTTAACTTCATTTTTTATTGGGTTTATAATTTTATTATCTAAGTGTTAAAAATTAAAAATTAAAAATATGGATAAAAATAATAGTATGAAAAAAATTGTAATTTTGGGGGGGTGCGGGTATATTGGAACTCAATTATGTAAATTATATTTGCATGATCAATTTGCTATAAGAAAATATAATATAACTGTAATTGATAATAGGTTTTTACCTGAAAGGGTTAAACAACTTAAAAGGTGGGAAATTAATTATATTCAAGGAGATATACTGGATGAACAGTTGATGAAAGAACAACTAAAAGACACAGATTATGTTTATCATTTGGCAGGGATAACGGATGTTGCCTATACCAAAACGGAAATTAATGACGAGAAGGATAAAAAAATAACAGAAGTTGGGACCAAAGGTTCAGAAATAATAATAAATAATATTCCAGATAAATGTAAAATATTATTTCCTTCTTCACATGTTTTATTTGAAGGATTAAAAGAAACAACATTTGATATAACGGAAGATAATATAAAACCTTGTCCAGAATTAAGTTATTCAAAATCAAAATATAATACTGAAGAATATTTGAAAAAATCAAATAAAAATTATATTATATGTAGATTGGGCAGTAATTATGGTTATGGTTTGGATAGTATGAGAATAAATATATTACCGAATTTATTTTCTAAAATGGCATCACAAAATAAAACACTTAAATTATTTTCAGGTGGAAAACAGTGGAAATCACTGATTGATGTTAGAGATGTTGCAAGATCGTTTAAATTTTTAATGGAAAATAATGATATAAATAAACAAGTATTTAATATTTCAAATGAAAATATGACTGTTAAAGATGTTGCTTATTTATGTAAAAAAATAAAACCAAGTATTAATATTATTGAAACGAAAGACGAAATCCCAAATGAAGGATATACAATAAGTTCTTTAAAATTATTGGATTATGGATTTAAGTTTAATTATTCAATAGAAGAGTCACTAAAAGAAATGATTGAATGTTGGGATTTTGATGATATATACATTGAAAAAGATGAAGAAATGAGAATGTCTAATTATTTACCATTTGATAATAAAAGAAAATATATAATAACTTATGAATAATTATAATAATTATAATAATTATAATAATTAAATCATTATAATGGAATTTAAAAATTTATATGAACAATTAGATAGAATGGTTGAATTAATTAATTATAGTGATTCTTTTATTGAAGAAGAATATGATGTAATTTATGAAGGACTGATAAGAACTGTATCACTAAATAAAGCAAAAGTATTAATACAAAGATTATTTTCAACGTATATGTTATATTGGAGAGATAATATTGAAACTGATGAAACAAATAATACTTTATTAGTTGATATTATAAATTTTGAAAATGATAAAGATAAAATTGATTATTTTATTAAATATGTTAATAATTTGGGATATTTTATTTCAATTATATATGTAATGAAAAAAGGAGAAACAAAATTAAAAAAAGGTATTAAATATGATGAAAATATTTTGAGAACCAATTTAAATAATTATAAAAATATTGAAAAACTTATAGTTGTTTTAGAATCAAAATTTGATATTGAAGAAGATAATATTCCAGATAAATTATATCATGTTACAAGACAAGATGTTATACATAAAATAAAAAGAATAGGATTAGTACCAAGATCTGAATCAAAAAAATCAACACACCCAGAAAGAATATATTTGGGAAAAAAATATTCAGATGTTTATGATATGGCTTATCATTTTAAAAAGGAAAATCCAAATTATAATTATGTAATTTTGGAAGTAGATGCTGGTAAAATTAAACATTTAAGATTATTTTATGATCCAAATTATAGGGATTATGGATATTATGTTTTAGTCAATATTCCACCAGATGCAATAAAAATATTAAAAGAAAATATATAAAATTAATTAAAATGAAAGATTGTAATTTAGGCGATTATTTGGAATATGATGGTAAACTTATGAAATGTATTGGAGTTAATGATGGGCATAAAGAGGTTATATTGGAATCATTAGAAGATAAATTTTGTACATGTTATTGTACAGAGTAGAAATTTTCAAGATAATGCTAAGGAATTACAAACAATAAAAATATAAAAATTATGAAAAATATAGAAAATTTGGAAAAAATAACAAAAGGGAGTAAGATTTTTGAAGATAATAGAGGTAAAATTTCCAATTATGAGTTGAGTGAAAAGATAAATTGGGTTGGGATGATAATATCAAAAAAAGGATCAATGAGATCTAATCATTATCATAAAAATTTAACACAAAATTGTCTTTTAATTTCTGGAAAATATATCAGTTTATTAAAAGATTTAAGGGTTGAAAATTCTCCAATAATAACCCAAGTAATAAATTCTGGTGATTTAAGTACAATCCCACCGATGGTGGTTCATGTTATGATCTTTTTAGAAGATTCTGTTTTTATTAATTTAGTTAATGGAGAACGCAATCATGAAAATTATGGAAAAGGAAAAGAACACACTACGCCATATCGATTAATTACAGAAGAACAAAAAGAGGACTTATTAAAAAATTATAAACCAGATTGTAGAATATGTGGTAATGATGAAATGAAGATAGTTTTTTCATTGGGGTTAAGTCCATTAGCTAATAATTTATTAGAGACAGGAAGTCAAAAAGATGAATTATTTCCATTAGAGATGTGTTTTTGTGAAAAATGTTATAATTCTCAACTTACTTATGTTTGCCCACCAAAGAAACTATTTGATAATTATTTGTATTTGAGTTCTACAGGATCATCATTTAGAAAGCATTTTGAAGATGCTGCGGACAAATATATTAAAGAATTTGATTTAGGTAAAGATAGTTTGGTTGTTGACATAGGTGGGAATGATTCTGTTTTTCTTCTTCCAATGTCGAAAAAAGGAGTGCAAGTAGTAAATGTTGAACCTGCAACTAATATTGCTAATATGTCTCAAGAAAGGGGAATTCATACAATTAATAAATATTTTACTTCCGATGTTGTAAATAAAATTATTAAAGAAAAAGGAATGGCGGATTTAGTAACTGCAAATAATGTATTTGCTCATACTGATAATATCAAACAATTAACTTTAGATGTTTTTGAATTATTAAAAGAAGATGGAACATTTATAGTTGAATGTCAATACTTATTAGACACAATAAACCATTTAACATTTGATAATATATATCATGAACACGTTTCTTATTTTTCTGTTATGTCATTAAATAATTTTTTTAATAATTTAGGATTAGTTTTATATTGTGTTGAACATATTGATACTCATGGTGGTTCGATAAGATGTTATATTAAAAGAGATATTAAATATGTTAATAAATTTAATATAGATGGGTTTTTATCACAAGAAAAAAAATTTGGTTTAGATAAAGTTGGAACTTATTATAAATTTGCTGAAAAAATAGAACAAAAGAAAGAAAAAATTTTAAAAAATATTAAAAATTTAAAGAGAGAGGGAAAAAGATTGGTTGGGTTTGGAAGTCCAGCTAAAAGTACAACAGTATTGAATTATTATGGAATTGGTATTGGTTATATAGATACGATTTTAGAGGATAATGAACTAAAACATAATAAATTTTTACCTGCTATGAGAATTCCAATTAAATCAAAAAAAGAATTAAATTATGTTCCAGATTATGTTTTAGTATTGGCATGGAATTTTTTTGATGAAATTAAGAAAAACAATCAGGATTTAGTAGAAAAAGGAGTACAATTTATAACATTAAATGATTTAGATACTGATAAGTTTTTATTGCCAATCCCCCCAAAAGAAATAGATGATAGAATAAATGAAGAAGAGGATAATTTTGGTGACCATTCAATATTTTAAAAAAAATTAATATAAATTAAACTTTTTCTTTGATTGATATATTTATATGAAAAAGATAAAATTTTCAGTAAATAAAAATATTAAAATATGGCAAATTTAAAAGTTGGAATTTGTGAAGTCATAGAACGACTTAAACTTCTAAGGGGTGATATTAATGGAATGTCCAATAATTCCAGTATTGGGACAGCAAAAACAAATGTTGATAGTTTAATAACACACATAAATACAAATGGTTGGATGATTAATCCAACCACATCTGCGATAACAGTAACTGAGCAAGTATATTTTCATAGTGGGGGAACCACTGTTGGTGATTTTAGTGTAACTGGGCCAAAATCATATTTTTCAGGTTCAACATGGGTATTTTCAGGTTCAGCAACTGGATATCCTAATATAAATTATATTTCAAAAGAAATAAGTCGTCTTGCAGCAGCAACAACAGGTTCAACTCAAGGTGGATTTACTGGGACAGTACAAACATTTAGCTCATCTACAGAAAATTGGTTTACAGGATTTACTAATACTGGGGTAACTTCATTTTCATATACAGGAATTGGATTCACGGTATTTGTTACTGGTTCTACCTCAACAAATAATAAAGAAGGTTCTGATAACCATGCAGTTATGAGTGGAACTTGTAGTGGGGTAACAACTCAATGGATAGCATCTTCTGTGGGATTTGAGCAACAATTATTTGAAGGTAGAGATAGGTTAAGCGCATTAAGCAGACAACTTACATCAATTCAATCTCAAAAAGGAATTAAATATAGTTTACCACAAATTAAAAAGGATATGGTGGCAGAACTTGATAGAATATCATTTATTATGAGAGAAGGTTCTAATTGGGGGACATTTCCATTTGATTGTCCTGGAGAAGAAGGAAAATCTCATAGTGAAAAGAGAATTGAAAAAGATTTTAGAAAAGTTGGTGGTGTTCATTTATCTGCTGGAGATGGCCCACAGACTAGAGGTTAAAAATAATTCACTTTTTATTTGGAAATGTCAATTATTTTACTTACCTTTGTGTTCTAATTAACTTAATATATTAACTTAAAACATAAAAATTATGAAAATAAGATTAAATGAGAGTCAATTAAAAAATGTAATTGAAAATGCGATTAATGGCGATGATTATGAAGAAACAAAATTATCTCCAGAACAAGAGGAAGAATTATCCTCAATAGAAGTTACTGTTCATTCTATAAAACCCAAATATTGCCATGTTATTACGGATGCTGAATACGATTATAATGTTTTATCATTGGGTGGCATAAAAAATGTTCCTATTGGAAAAAGGGTTAAAATTATTAATAGTTTGGGGAAAACATATGGGGGTAGAATACATCCTAAATATGCTAGGATAGGGGGTAGTGGTGTGGTCGAGTATTTTGCCGATAATCAAATAGTTGTGGGTGATATGGTTTGTATTGGATTTGATCCAGAAGATCCAGAAAATATTGATGTATTTATTGAAATAAATTAAACTTTTTATTTGATTGATACATTTATATTTTAAAATTAATATATAGATGGTTGCAGGTCTATCTGCAAAACATTACATAAAAGTAAACATGACATATAAAGAGACATCCAGATTAGTTGATGTCTCTTATTTTTTTAATAAAAAATATTTTTTTTAAAACCATTTACTTTTTCAAATATTATATTTATCTTTGTATATTACTAATTTTAAAAAAATTAAACTAAAAAAAATGGCAAAGAAAAAAACAAACAAACAAGAAAACCACAATAATGAAGAACATGATAAAAACACATGTCCAGAATGTGGTAAAGAGTCAAAACCGATTGTTGATATGTATGATGGAGAACATTTTAATGTTTGGGGAAATAATGACTTTATTAGTATTAACTTTTATTATAATGATGTTACATTAACTTTTCCAGCAGAATTATTCAGTGAACTAAAATCTGAATTTCAAGTTTTGGGAATGTTACCAATTCCTTATTCTGAAGAAAATGGCTCTATTCCACCCGAAGATTTAAATTAATATGAAGGAAATAAAAGAAAAAACACCTAAATCATTATATAGATGGAGTGGTGGGAAAAGTCGTGCACAATTTAAAATATCTGAATTTATAGATATTCCGCATGATGATTTTAGGGAAGTTTTTTTGGGTGGTGGCAGTACTTTTTTGTGTAAAGATAAAGTTGAAAATAATTGGTTGAATGACTTAGATCCAATTATATATGATGGATTTTTGGCAATACAGAGATATCCAGATGAATTAATTGAATTAATGAAACAATACACCCCACCAACATTAGAAAAATATAATTACGTAAAAGATAATGAAAATGGTGATTTGATATGGAAAGGATTTAGAAGTATATATCTTAATAGAACTTCTTTTAATGGTATGATAAAATGTGGTCCAATTGGTGGTAGAGAACAAACAGGAAAATGGGGGGTTGATGCTTGTTGGAAGAAACCAGATAATTTAATTCAAAGAGTTAAAAATAATCATGAAAAATTAAAAAATGTTAAAATTACTTGTCTTGATTTTGAAAAAGTTATAAGAGAACCTGGGGAAAACGTTTTAATGTTTTTAGATCCACCATACCCAGAAAGAAATAATCTTTATAATATTGGTATGAGTATTGATGATCACAAAAGATTAAGAAATTTATTATTAGAAACTCCACATGATTTTCTTTTAACTTATAATGAGTGTCCAGAAATAAAAGAGCTATATAAAAATACAGATAAATTTGTTATTTCGGAACAATCATGGACATATTCAATGATGAGTCAATCTAAAGAAGGATGTAGGGTTGGAAAGGAGTTATTCATTATGAATCATAATTTATACAACAAATATTTAAATAAAAAAGAACTGGAAAAAACAGAACAACAAAAAATTAAAAAAATAATATTGGTAAGGACAATTAATAATGAAGATGGGATACCAGAAGGGGAAAGTGTTTATGTTGAAAAAGAATATAAAAATTTTTATAAGGGATTTGAATATAAAAATCATTATAAAGAAATAGTACATACGCCTGGAGAACCAGAAAGAATAAAAATAAAAAAGAAAAATTGTAAAATTGTTGAATATGAACAATATGGTAAGGTTATTAATTTGGAAAGAGAAAATGATAATGATAATGATATGACAAAACTAGGACAATATCAGATAGAACATAGAGATGAATTTTATGAACTTTGTAAGGATTATGAAACTGAAACTAAAATAAATTGTGAAAAATGTGATTATTTAGAGAAGTACGTAAATAAGGATTTTTGGCCAGATAAGTGTGAAAAATGTGGGGTAATATATAAAAAAGAAGAAAATAATGATTTAAAATTTACTGATTGTGAAGAATGTTATTATCAGATTAATTACATGGGTGAGAATAAATGGTCAAATATTTGTGGTAAATGTGGAATAGATATGTCAAAATATAAAGGATTAATGGAAATTGAATTAAAAGAAAATAATATATTAATTAATAACAATAAAAATAATAAAATTATGAAAACAAATGACATTGAATTAGAGGGTTATGAAATTAGTGAAGACATGACCCAAGAAGAGATTGAACAAGAAAAATACATTAAAAAAATCAATCAGGAAATTGATGATACTTTATTAGAAGAAGAAACCGATGAGTTCGAAGGAGAGTTTTAGAACAAAACAAGTTGAGGGAAAAAATGTAAAGTATTGGGTTTGGTGTAAAATACCAGATGAACATATTTTAACTGAAGAACATATTGGAAAAAGGGTATATGTTGCAGGATATTTAAAATCTGAAAAATTTATATTAAAGAAAATTCATCATGCTGGAGAAAAATATTGGCCGGAAGATGGGTATGATATTGAAGATAAATATACTAAAAGATGTTTTTCAAAACCAGAAGTGAGATTACATCCGTTTGAATATATAAAAAAAAGAGACAAAAAAAAGATTGTGTTTAAAAAGAAAATTAAAATTGAGGACATTAGTAAAAATATTAAAGATATAAAAAAATTAAAAAGGAAAACTAAAAAGAAAAATGAAAAAAAATAATAAGCCAACACCACCATTATCACAAATAATTGCAGAAGGGACTGTTGGTAGTTGTCCTAAATGCGGTTCTACTGAAAGATATAAACATGATTATTATTTTTTTAAGTTTGGTGGAAAAATTGGTTGTATTCAACCTGAATGTGAAAATTATTGGAAAAAGAATATTGCTTGAAAATGAACGACTGGTCAGAAACTAAAACTAAAAAGAAAAATGAATAACTTGAAAATATTAGGAATATCAATAGATGGAATAATCAGAGATTTTATTTCACAATTTATTAAAATATATAAAGAACAAATTGGTGATCCACCAAAACAACCTTTAAACTCATATAAGTTGGAAGAACATTTTAAATTTAATGGTGGTATTGAGGAAATGAATTATTTTTTATATTTGGAAAATCCATTGGAAATATTCGGACATGCTAACGAACAGTCATTTAATGTGATGAATGACATTCATAAGTTAAATGAGAAATTAAAAGAACATAATTGTATAATTAAACTTATAAGTAAAGAGTTAGGTAAATCTAAACCAGCAACCCTGTTCTTTTTATCAAAGATAGGTTGTCAGATAGAAAATATTCAGTTTGTTTTAAAAGAAGAAGAAAAATGGGATTATTGTGATATATTATTGGATGTTAATCCTTTTTCTTTAAAATCTAAACCAGATAATAAAATAAGTATTAAATTTGATACTATATATAATAAGGATGTTGATTCTAATTATGTGATAGATGATATAAAAGTATTGTTGGAAGATAATGAATTTTTAAATGAAATAATAAATTATGAATTTGTTAATTATGAAGAAATTAAATAATTTTCTTTATAATTAATATTATAAGAAATATATATAAGGTGTGGTTTCTTGGTTTCCTTGAGTAAAAACTAGATACGATTAGTTGATCCCACCTTTTATTTTTACTATTTTTTTTAAAAATAATTAAATTTATTCTTTACTTTTTTTTAATATGTATTATTTTTGTTTCATGTTGTAAAATGGGCATACTATTCCATAATACAAATATAAATAAAAAAAGTGTAATTATCAAATAAAAATATGAAAAAAAAACATAATAGCGAAACATTAAGACCTGTATTAGTATACTATATTAATGTTGGAAATATAGAGGATAAAGATATTCAAGAATATATTAACAAAATAAAAATTAATATATCTTTAAAATCTGATGCATCTGGTAAGTTTACAGATATAACAGAATTATATATTCCAGTACGTGACAAATATACTCAGGTTGAGATAATGTGGATATAGATAAAAATAATTAGAAAACATGAATGATAAAAAATAATTAAAAAATATGAATGAACAAGAAACTAAAAAAGAACAAACTGTTGATGAAAAATTAGAAAAAATTAAAAAATCATTAAATAATTTAAATAATAAAGAATTTAAAATTTTTATATTCTCCCCAAATATGGGTGGAAATCCTTCTGGAGGAATAGGGGTATTATATCAACATGCCAAAGTATTAAAAGAATTAAATTATGATGTTAAAATCTTAACTGAAAAGAATGATTATAAAATACCTGAATGGTTGGGTGATAAATATTCTGGAATTGAACATGTGTCACTAGAAACTACAAAATTACAAGTTAGCCCAGAAGATTTTTTAATTTTGCCCGAGGGATTTGGTAATCTTTTTGAGCAGACACAAAAACTATCATGCAAACGTGTTGTTTTAACACAATCATGGTATTATATTTTAAATTCATTAATGCCTGGGGCCACATGGAATAATTATGGATTAAGAGACACAATTGTTGTATCAGAACCACTTAAAAATTATTTAGAGAATCTTTTTGGAAAAGATAATTTAAATATAAAAATATGCAGACAATATATTGATGAAGATTTGTTTTATCCAAATAAAAAACCACAGAAACCCATTATTGCTATTTCTTCAAGAGATCAGATGCAGGGATTAAATATTATAAAACATTTTTATTTGAAATATCCCCAATATAGATGGATTAGTTTTAAAGATATGAAAGGAATGTCAAGGGAAGATTTTGCAGAAACATTAAGGGAATCTTGTTTGGGGGTATGGATTGATAAGATATCAGGATTTGGTACTTTTCCAATTGAATGTGCAAAATCAAATGTTCCGGTTATTAGTTTAATTCCTGATATAACTCCAGAATATGCAACAGACACAAGCTGTGTTTGGACAAATGAACTTTTAAGTATTCCAGATTTAATTGGTAACTGGATAAGATTATGGTTAGAGGATAATTTGCCAGAAGAAATTGTTAAAGGCACAAAAGAATTGGCAACAAAATATGGTGAAGAAGATGGGAAGAAAGAAATTGAAAGAACATATAGGGAATTAATTAATGAAAGAAGAGAGGAATTTGAAAATTATATAAGGTCTAATAGAGAAATTAGTCAACCATTATTACTTCCAAAAGAGGAAGAATTGATAACAGAAGAAGTAAAATGAATAAGTTAAAAAGTAATAAACAGTTTAAAAAAATTAAAGAATCATACTATAAAATAAATGATAAGATTTTATATGAGTGTAATGATTCAAAAACAAGAGAACGTATTAAAATATTACTTAAAAAAGAATTACCATTTTTGAAGAATGTAATTTGTGATGAAACAAATAATTCTCCAGAAGTATTAGATAAACAAATATTGGTGGCAAGAATAGAATATCATAAAGATGAAGAACCAAATACTGATACTTACAGTTATATGGATTTAATATTTGGGCGTAATATAGAATTGGAATGGTTGGGGGAATAATAATAAAAAATTAAAATAATAAATTATGAAAAAACTATTTAAAAAATTATTTCCTTTTATATATAAAAGAGAAAAAGTAGAAAATATAGTATTTAATAAACATGATTCAAATATAAAAAAAATAAGAAAAGAAATGGAAATAATTAAAAAACTAAAAGACAAAATATATGATAATAGATCATTAAATAATAAACTTTATAAACTTAAAAAAAAACAAGAAAAAGAAACAGATAAATATTTAAAGGATATGGCACATGAAAATAAAATAATAAATGGTGAATATGATATGTCAAATAAAAACCCATTTATAAAAATTATGAAAAAAAATATATATATTATAAGAAAATATTAAAAAATAGAAAAGATAAAATAATGGAATCAGAAAAATCAATTCTTGAATTAAGTCAGGAATATAATAATGGTAATGGTAAAATAAATAAACAATTATTTTTTAAATATAAAGTAGAAGAACATGGGTATATGTAAAATAAAATGAAAAAAATAAATAAAAAATTATGAAAAACATATTTAAAAAGTTATTTCCTTTTTTATATAAAAGAGAAAATGAAATTAATGAAAAATTTAATATTATTAATATTGTATTGTCTAACATAAAAAAAGAAATAGAGAAATTAAAAAACATAACAAATGATTTTGAAGAAATTAAAAAAAACTATATGATAAAAAATATCTTAAAAGGAAAAGATTTGATTAAAAGAATGAAAAAAGTAGGCTCAAAAAATATTCAAGAGATTTTGTCATATAATTTAAAGGGATATGAACCCAAATTAACATCAGAACAAAGAATAAAATTAATAAAAAGAAATAATCCTGAACTATTAAGGGATTTAATAGATAATAATTAAAATTATGAAAATAGATAAAAGACCAAAAAAGAGACAATCATATGATGTACTTACATCGAGTGATTCTTGTTATGAATTAAAAAAAAATAATAGATTTATTGTTGAGTTTCCATTTCCAGAGGAATATAAAATAGATCCATGGTTGGTCCAAAAAATAAATGGACCCACCTATGATGTTTTAAATGATAAATGGGAAAATATGATAATAGAATTTATAGATCCAATTGGCCCTTCTGTAACCCAAAGATTATTTCATATATCAAGGTTAATGAATGAGGAAAAATATGATAGGGATTTTATTTTTTTTATTATATCTACCGATCCTACGGGTGTAGATATTGAACGATGGGAAATTTTAGGTAAATTTAAACGTATAGAATTTGTGAATAACGATTATAATAACGATGAACCAAGAATAGTAAAATTAGAAATAATACCAATAAATTGTATATTAAAATATTAAAATTATGAAAGAAAAAACACAGGAAACAATATCGGTTATATTACCGATTCATGAATTAACAGAAATAACAATAGATTTATTTAAAAAATCATTAACATCAGTTGAGATACAACAAGTTAAACCTGATGAGGTATTAATAGTACATACACCACAAATAAAGATTAAAATTGAAGAAGTTTTAAAAGAATTGAAATTAGATATTAATTTTTATAAATTAATTGAAAATAAATCAGATAAAACGGATTTTTGTTCACAAATAAATTTGGGGGTTGATAGTTGTAAAAATAACTATTTTAGTATATTGGAGGCAGATGATGAATATTCGAAGGTATGGTTTAAAAATGTAAAAGAACATATTAAACATTATCCTGATACTGGGGTATTTTTACCCATTACTGTAGAAGTGGACACGGATAATAAATTTCAAGCATTTACAAATGAATCAATATGGGCACTGGGGTTTTCTGAAACTGTTGGATATTTGGATATAAATACTTTATTGAGATATCCAAATTTTAGTACAAGCGGTGCAGTATTTAAAAAAGAAAATTTTGTTGAGGTTGGGAAATTTAAAACAAATATTAAATTATCATTTATGTATGAATTATTATTGAGAATTGCAAATGATGATATTCCAATAACAACAATTCCAAAATTAGGATATTTGCATAAAAATGGTCGTCCTGGTTCATTGTTTGATACATATAGAAAAGAATTGAGTCCAAAACTCGCATCTTTTTATTTGGGATTGGCAAAATCAGAATACTTTTTTTCCAATGAAAGAAAAGTGGAAGAACCTGTTAATTAAAATTGTTTCTATAATCAGTTATTATTTTAAAAAAAATAATAACACAATACAATAAAAAAATGAATACTTGGCAAGAAAAAGAAAAGGATATTGGTATCAAAATGAAGAACAAGCCGTTATAGATTATTTGAAATCTGATGATGCAGAAGAAAAAGATAAAATATATTTAGAAAAATTAAAATACCCACTGTCAAAAATGATAGAAAGTATTTTAAGAAGATATAAGTTATATAATAAAGAATTTAATGAGGATGATTTACAAAAAGATGTATTATCATTTATTGTAACTAAATTTGATAAGTTTGACTCTACAAAAGGATTTAAATCATATTCTTATTTTGGCACTATATGTAAAAATTATTTACGAGGCCAATTAATTAAATCAGATAAAAATAAAGTTAGGAACGTATCTTATGAGGATATATCGACAGCTCTTGAAAATGATCCAGAATTAACATATGAGCTAGTACATGAGTTACCATTAGAAAGTACAAAATTTATTAAAAAAATAATTAAAGAAATAAAACAAGAAATAGATATAAATAAAAATCTTAAAATTAATGAAGTAAAAGTTGGATATTCAGTAATTGATATTTTAGAAAATTGGGAGACCATATTTAATATTGATAATTATGAAAGGGGTAGTAATATTTATGCAAAAAATAAAGTATTATATGTATTAAGAGAAATGACACTTTTAAATTCAAAAGAAATAAGAAATGCTTTAAAAATATATAGATCAATATATGAACTATTAAAAAAAGAAATATATATTGACAAATAAACTACCCACCCACGCTAAAGCGATGGAATGGGTTTTAAACCTAAGAACGAATGCACTTGACAGTACAACATACTTGGTTTTTCAGGATGGTTTATAGTCATCCCCAACAACGCTATATTTTTAGCTGCATTCACATCAGCATCAAACACAGAGTTGCAGTTATTACAAGTAAACTTTTTACCTTGTCTATTGCCTATATGCAGGCAATTATGGCACGTTTTACTCGTATATTCAGGTGGCACAACAATCAACTTAATACCATTAAGCAAACATTTGTAGGTAAGAAAACTTCTCAATTGATTAAAGTTCCATTTTCCTATTTTGCTTCTAAACTTCTTGCCTTTTTTATTAGCAGAAAAACGAATGCCTTTAAGATTTTCAATAGCAATTCCTTTTCCTTCTTTTTTGGCAATAGAAACAATTTGCTTACTAATAGTGTGATTAATTATTGTAGCTGTAGTCCGTTCTTTTCCAGAAAGCCTTTTCAAAACACGCTTTGCGTTCTTCGTGCATTTGGATTGGAGCGAACTTCTAACTTTTTGTCTTTTTTCTCTATAATCTGTAAGTTTTTTAGAATTAAATTTTTTTCCATTGCTAAGCGTTGCAATTTCAAGAAGGCCCATATCAATACCGATAAAACTTTCAACATTTTTAATATCTTCTTCTGGAATTTCAACTGTTTGGAAAAGGTAAAACTTGCCTTTTTTAAATACCAAATCTGCTTCGCCCTTTATGTAAGGAATATATTTTTGATTGTGGCAGACAAATGGAATTTTCAATCTGCCTCCGATAGCCCAAATAGAAACAATGTTAGTTGGCTTGTAAGTAAGTATTCGGCTATCGTAAGAAATACCTCCAAGTGGTTTAAATTCTCTTTTAATTTTTTTGTCAAGTTTATAAGCATCAGCAACCTTAGAAATACAACGGACAACCATTTGAGCAGAAAGATTAAAACTATTTTTTATTCTGTGATATGTTTCGTAATGCAATTTAAAATTATTGAAAATATGCTTTCCCCAAGCAATTTCAGATATATCATCGCAAACAGAATTAGCTTCCTTCATAGTTTCAAGAAGCAAATTAGCCTGTTCATCAGTAGGCAAAAGTTTTATTTTCAATGTCAATTTCATAAATATAAATATCAAAATAAACAAAATAATTTCATATATTTAATAAATAATTTACTAATTAAAAGAGAACGGCAATTCCTCCCATTGGTCACGAAGTGCCAATGGGTTTCCTTGCCTAAAGTAATATAAAAATTTTCAGTTATGGTAAGAATAAATGGGAATTAAATTAAGTTTTGGTCTCCTTTTTTAATAATATGACTATTTATATAATAATCATAAATTAAAATTAAAAAACGATGGGGAGACCAAAAAAATTAAAAATTAAACTTACCAGTGAATCATTAACTGATTTATTACAAGAATCTTATTCTCAATTAGCAGAACAAAGAAATATTGCTTTAAGACAATATAATTCACAGACTAAAAACATTAAACAAACATCAGATATTGCATTGGTTGGGAAAACTAATGCTGAATTATTAAAAATAATTGATAGTTCAATTGAGAAAAAAATAAGTATAGCCAGATTATTAAAAGATATTGTTTATAGGGAAAATAATGATAATCGGGGTAATGATGGAGAACTTTCTGTGGAGGAAAGAAAATTAGTATTTGAAGCAATAAATAGGGAAGGTTCAAATGTATTGAAAGAAAAATTGGAAAAATCAAAGGTTGAGTTAGATTATGGCAATTTATCTGATGATACAAAATCTTCAGATAGTTCAGAAGATTTAGAATAGTGGCACTAAAAGGAAAAGATAAGGTTGACATAATAAGGAATCAAATACGTGCATATAAAAGCATGCAAACAGTTCCTGAATTAAAAAAATTAAAAAGACCAGAGAAAGGCGCAGTTTCTTTTTTATTATCACTTTTAATTGAACTTGTTGGACCAGAAGTTATAAAACAAATTATTATTTCTTTCTTAACAAAAAATCTTATAAAAGGAGAAAATTCTATTAAAAATTCATTAAAAAATTTATTAGTATCAGACAATTCTTCCAAAGGGTCCAATATTCCTAATGAAATAAAAAATGGATTTAAAATTCCTTTAAATAAATTGGATAAATGTGGGGCAGTATTAAAAACTGACCCAAATACAAAAGAAGGAAAAGATATGATAATTCCTGGTAGCATGGATGATCATTTACAAAAATCCATTAATAATACCTTAAATAGTTTTAGTTTTAGTAATTATAAAAGTGTTTTGGAAACACAATATAATAATAGTGATGATACCATATCACTAAAATCACACACATCTCAAAATAATAATTCCTTTTCTTTATTTTTAGTAAATTATATTGATTCGATGAATATAATTAATTCAAAACCACTTATTAAAACAGTTATTGATTTTATGTTTGGGAATTTAACACCCTTAAAATATTCAATAGAATGTTTAATTGAAAAATTAAAAACTGATAAAATACTTGAAAAAATAAAGGATGATGTAAGTGAAGATGATGTTGTGTTATTTGATTTTACAAATAAAGAATTAAATGATATTGAAAAAGAAGCAGAACAATTAATTAAAGGAAATAAGAAAATTGATCTGGGGTGTGGATTTATGGAAATGAATTTTGATATTGATGAAATAAATAATATTATTGATGGGTTAGAGAACATTGGGGAATCCTCAATTCAACAAGTTACAAATGTTGTTGATAATATGGAAAATCATGTTGCTTCAAATAATCTAACAACTGTTCAGCAAAAAGAAAATCAATCAACTGTTAAAAATGGGTTTGCGAGAGGATTTTTAGAAATAATTGAACTTTATTTAATAAGACAGGCTATATTGGGTCCACAAATGCAGATGTTATTTATGTTAATTGATGTATTTAAAGGAAATTTAGATATTGTCGGGGGAGAACTACAAGATAGTTCAGAAAGTCTAACACAGGACTTAAAAAACAGGAAATCTTTGATTAAAAACTTAACAAAACAAACTAAAAGTATTATAACCCAGGCAATTTTTGAAAAATTTACAACAGAGTGTAATAAATTGAAAAGTAGTATTATTCCAAAATATGCAAAAGATGTATTTGGAATTTATGGAAAACAAATGGCTGGGTTGATAGGAATTAGGGACCAGGGGGTAATAGGTTAAAATTTTGTTTTTAAAATATTTATATAAAAAAATAATATTATGGCAAAAATAGATTTTTGTAGTTTTGAATCGGTTCTTGAGGGTGTAAAAAGATGTTTGTTAATTCCACGACCAAAAGTCCCTCGAATACCATCTTTTTTGGTATTATTGGCTAAAGCCAGACCTGGGCTTAGCAGTTCAAAAATAACAGCAGGTATTTTATCAAGACGAAGTGAGGCAGGAATAAATCCATTAAGTCCTGAAATGGAAAAATTAATTAGAATAATTGTAGAAGAAATAGTGGAGGGAATAACTCAAGATGCTAGAATGACAATTGCAATAAATCCAGGAATTCCAGTAACTGCCGGAGGTGCAAATGCTGCCGGCCCGGTGATTTGTCAGGGCAGCACTACTGCACCCGGTTCGGGAACTGGTGTTATCCAATAAAATAAAATTTAACATGATTAAACAAATTGATAAACTAACAAATAATGAACTTTTAAGAAAAATTCAGGATTTAACTGAAAAACATGAAAGATTAAAATCTGAAATAATTATTAAATGTGGAGAAGTGGATATGTGTGAAATTGAATATAATAAATTAATGGAACATCTTGGTAAGAGAATGGGCAAAAAATAATTAAAAAATGGCAGGACTTTTTCCTAAAGTAATAAATGACAATAGAACATCAATAAATGGAACTGACAATACCATATATATTGGTAGAGTTGTTTCATTATCCAATGATATTTTTGATGATTATAGAATTAAAGTTAGATTAAAAGGTATTGATGATAAAACATCAGACAAAGATTTGGTATTATGTGATCCCTTTCTTCCAAAACATTTAAAGATTATTCCAAAAGTGGGGGAGTGGGTTAAAATATTATTTTGGAATACTTCTAATAAATCTCAACATAGAGAATGGTGTGGCCCAATTATATCACAACCACAAAAATTAAAAAAAGATTCAGAATCACCATTTTCAACACAGACATTATCTATTTTATCCCCGGAAACATCAAAAGAGGTTTTGGCAGACGCAAGGGGGGTTTATCCAGAAAAAGATGATATCGCATTACAGGGAAGAGATAATACCGATATAATACAAAGAGAAAGAGAAATAGTACTGAGAAGTGGAAAACATAAGATTGACGATAATTTGAAATTAAATAAGGATAACCCATCATTTGTTCATCAAAAAATATCAGATGATGGCAAAGTATCAAATACCAATATTATTGCAAATAAAATTAATTTAATAACACATGATGGTTCCCCCACATTCAGGGGAATGATAAAAGATAAAAATTCAGATGATATTATTGAAATGTTTTCTGGTAAAATATCAGATAAAATTCAAAAACAAATAAATGAAAATAGTCATTCTGTTATCTATGGAGATAAAATGGTAGAATTTATTGAATTAATAAAGAAATTCTTATCAGAGCACAGTCACAGTTATGCGGGCGGGCCCACAAACGAAACTTCACCTGGCTGGGATACTTTACAAAAAATATTAAAATTTGATTTAAATGAAGGTTCATTTAGATCAAAAAATGTTAAAATAAATTAAAAAAGATATAACTTTTTATTATAAAGTGATATTTATATAAAAAAAATAATTCCAAATGAAAATAATAAAAGTTAAAGAATCTCAACTAAAAATGATAGTTGAAAGTATAATTAAAGAAAAAAGTGAAAACTTGAAAGAGGGAATGAATCCTGGTACAGGAATAGAAGGCTTTGTACAACAAGAAGAATTTCCTAAAAGAGAATTGAAAAGAAAAGAAACTGGTTTTAGAAAAAGAGAATTTGATCCATATCCAAAGGAAAGTCAGATCCTTTCGATATTTGGGCCATATGCTGACGATGTACCACCACAAATTTTACAATTTATGCGAAAGAATCCAAAATATGTTGCAGAAAAATTAAGAATGATCTACGGTAAAAAATATTAAATAATTTTTTTATTTATTAATTAATTCCTTTAATTTTATTGGTTTATTATTCCAGTCAATTTATTTTTTTCTTTCTCACATCTTACATCTTACATATTCAACAGAGCCACAAACATTTTCAAATATTATATTATCAATATTATATTCTTTTAATTTAGGATTAATAATTTCAATTAAATATCTATCAAGTTTTTTATTAAATAATGTAATTGATTTTCTAATTTCTTTTCTTAGTCCTTCATTATTTATTTTTCCAGAAAACAATTTGATTATTTCTTCCTTTTGTAATTCCAAATATCTTGACACAAAATATCTTCTATCAAATATAATGGTTTCATTTCTAATTGTAAATGGTTCTGTTGGATTATTATCACATATTTCTGTAAACCATTTATTCTTTCTTATAAAATTATTTAATTCTTGAGAACAAAATATTCTATCATGTTCTTTTAAAACATTATATCCCATATTTTTTATTAGTTGATTAATAATATCGCTCATTTATTTATTACATCTACAATATTAACATAATAATTATTTTTAGATTTCGTATAAAATTTATAAAATTTATTATTAGTTTTCATTAAAATGGAATGTTCCATAATAATTTTTGGTTTTATCCCAAAGTCCCATAATTGTAATAAATCATCAAATATTTTTTCTAATTCTTTATCATCCAACCCATCCATATCCGATAAATAAATTAAATCTGGTTTAAATCCACTAATATGTGTCGGATATTCAGATATTCTGGAACCATTTATTAATTTCAATTCGTTTGCGTTACTTTTAATTATGTTAACATGAAGTATTCTTTCAATAAAATCTTTTATTGTACCTATTGTACTACCATACCAATAACCACCCCTATATAATACATTCAAATTTGAGTTATTCTGTAAATATTCACAAATGAAAAGACAAATTGTTGTTGTACTTCTAACTATTCTATTCTTTAAAATAACAGAGATATGTTTATCACAAAATGATTCAATCATTTTTTTCTGATTATCATTTAAAATAATTTTATTTTTTTGAGATTGTTTATAATTGAATCTTAGTAAGTAATAATTATTTTCTATATTGTTTATATATTTGTCTGATAATAAACTCATTTGATTATGATTTATAAATTATAGTTTACCTTACATTTTGTTTTCTGAAAAACTAAAAAATAACAATGAAATTTTCTGGCATGTTGTTGATTTTTATGATTTGGGCTAGACATCCTTGATTTTGCCAATAAAACAAACATGTCTTTTGGATAATATCCAATCTCTATTGCTTTCTTCATTATTAAATAATGAGAAAAATAATTAATACCACCACTTACAGTATCTTGACATTTAAATATTAAAATCCCATTATCGTTTAATATTCTATAAAATTCTTTCATTGAATCTTCATAAAATTTCCATAGTTCTGGCATAGAAAAAAAAGAAGAAAATCTTTTATGCATCAAATTACTCCCAGGTTTACTATTTTTTAAAGACGGGCCGATAGAACAAAGAAATGGCGGGTCAAAAATTAGTGAATTAATACTATCATTATTCAAAGGTAAATTTTTACAATCACATTTTATAACATCTTCTCTTTGGGGTTCAATATCAAATTTATATTTTGGCTCTTTTACTTTTCCGTTCTTATAAAATACTCCTTTTGAAAAACAAGGATCGCAATCAATTTCTCCAGATGGAATGTGAAGTTTAATAATATTATTAATTATATCTTGTTGACTAAAATTAATTGACTTTATAACGTCCTTACTATGAACTTTATTTAATTCTAATGTTTCCATAATTTTATTTAAAATTTTTATAATATCTTTTTGTATTTATACATATTTATATATAAATGCTAAAGGGTTTTAAATACAGAATTTTGCCAACAAAGGAACAATCCATTTTGTTAAATAAGCATATTGGATCAAGTCGTTTTGTTTTTAATTTAGCCTTAGAAACTAAGCAAATGGCATACGCTGGCAGTAAAGTAAATTTATCCTGTTTTGACCTTGTGAAACAATTACCTGATTTGAAAAAAGAATGTGAATGGTTAAAAGAAGTTAATAGCCAGTCCTTACAACAATCAATAACTAATTTAGATATGGCATACATAGCCTTCTTCAAAGGGCAAAATGGTTTTCCTACATTCAAAAAAAAATCAAATGGTGGTAGTTTCAATATTCCACAAAATGTATTGGTTGAAAATAATAAATTAATTATTCCTAAATTCAAAAAAGGAATTAATATTGTTTTGCATCGACCAATTAAAGGAACTATCAGACAAGCTATAATAAGTAAAACGCCAACAGGTAAATATTTTGCATCTATACTTTGTAAAACATGTGAAGTAATTAAGCCAAAAGCAATAATTAAAGAAAATACAACCATTGGTATTGATTTGGGAATAAAAACCTTTTTAGTTGCCTCTGATGGACAGGAAATTGATAATCCTAAATTTCTTCGTAAAGCAATGGCAAGATTAAAATATGTACAATCCAAATACTCTAAACACAAAGGAAAAAGAACTAAACATCGGTTGGCTATTTTACACGAGAAAGTTGTTAACCAACGTAAAGATTTTCTACACAAAATTTCAAGCAAACTAATCAAGAACCACGATAGTTTGGCAATAGAAGATTTATCAGTTTCTAACATGGTAAAAAACCACAAACTTGCACAAGCAATTAATGATACTGGCTGGTCAACTTTTGTTACTATGTTAGAATACAAAGCAGAATGGTATGGCAAAAACATTCTTAAAATTGGCAGATTTGAACCATCAAGCAAGACTTGCTCATGTTGCGGATATATAAACAAAGAATTAACCCTATCAGACAGGGAATGGATATGTCCTAATTGCGGTGCAGTTCTTTCAAGAGATAAAAATGGTGCCATAAATATTAAATCATTTGCCATTAAAAATTATTTGTCTGTGGAATGCAGACTTAAAAATTGTAACGAATTGCCCCGTATTAATAAGGGAGTGATGACTTACGAAGCCCAACCCATCGCCTTTGGCGTGGATGGGTAGTTCACAATATCTTTCCATCATTGATTGCCCCATGTTTTGTGCAGGATAATCAAAATGAAATGGTTTACCTTTTAATTGAGAATAATAATTTGATATTTTCATTGGATGAAATTCCCCCAAATCTTCAGTTTTTCCATCATTATAAAATATATGAATGTCTCCATTTGTATCTGGTCCAGAATAAATTATGGAATCTTGATTATATTTGTCCATTAATTTTTTAATTAATTTTAAAGTTATATTAGAAACAAATAATGAAGGTTCACTTCTCCATATTATTTTATCTTCTGGACAATCATCAAGATTATTGACATTTATTTCACATTCTTTCCATTTACCAATTAATCTAATAAAACCAAGTTTATTTGATCTTAAATCGTGCTTTAATTTTTCAAAATTATCCTTATTTTTATCTGGTAATAATTCTTCTTTCCAAGATGTTAATATAGAAAATGAAGTATGTTTACTTTCTTTATAATGTTGATAAACTCTATTTAAAGATGATTCATTTAATTTCTCTAAATTATTTTCATTTCTATATTTTATAATATCTTGATATGAATGTTTTTCTTTATTTATCAAATAAACATCTAAGCTCATATTATTTTAATTTAATTGTTAAAAAATAGTGTTATAAAAAACAAAGATAAGTAAAATATTTTAAAAAATCAATAGGTATTTAAATATATATAGTTTCTTCTTTAATTCTTTTATTTATTAAATCACAATATTTTTCAGATATTTCAAATCCTATCCATTTTCTGTTTAATTTAATCGCAGCCAAAGCAGAAGTCCCACTTCCCATAAAAGGATCAATAACAATTCCATTTTCTGGACAAAAACATTGAATAATATCATACGGTAATTTATCTGGAAAAGTTGCTGGATGTTCATGTTTTAATTTTGTTCCATCGCCACAAGTAATATAATCCCAAATAGTCCCACGACATTTTGTTATGTTTATCATTTTCTTGGTGGATTTAAATGTGGTGCCATCGGTTTTTCTTGTTGCTCTACCTGTCATAAATTTACCACCGTGTTTAGATAATATTTTAAGATTTTCTTTATTAAAATATTGAGGTTTATCACCTTTTAAAAAAATGGGAATATATTCATGATCAACTCTAAATCTTTTAGTCCACCATGCACCCTCAACTCCTTGTTTTTGATATATGCAGCATTCAAATAATTTAAAACCAATATTATCACACCAATCAACAATTGTTCTGAAAGATGTTAAACTTTTTCCAAAATTCTTTGTTTGGTCCTGAATTATCATTACTGATATTCCACCATCTTTTAATATTCTGAATAATTGTTTTCCTGTTTCATGTAAATCTAATTCAAACCCATTATATTCCCTAATATTATTGTAAGGCGGAGAAAATACGGCAAGATCAATTGAATTATCTGGAATTTGTTTCATTCCTTCCACACAATCTATATTATAAACTTTATTTAATTCAAATAAACCCAATTTATCCATTAATTATATTTTTGTTCATCCAATCCATATATTTCAGTATTTGGTAATAATTCTTTGATTTTTTGTTGTTCTTTTATGGATAATTTATTGCCATATAAATATAAGTCTTCTAACTGAATTAAACCCCTAATTGAATCTGGTAATGAAAATAAGTTGTTATTATATAAATATAATTTTTTTAATTGAATTAAATTTCCAATTGAATCTGGAATGGAAGATAAACTGTTACAAGATAAACATAATTCTTCTAATTGAGTTAAATTTCCAATTGAATCTGGTAAAGAAGGTAATTTATTATAATCTAAATATAATTTTTTTAATTTACTTAATACATCATTCCACAAATCAATTTCTTTTTCAATTAATATATCATTTGTAACTGATTTATTTTTACCATCAATTATTTTTCCATATACTTTAACTAAACATATTCTATTTTTTAAATTACATCGTTTATAATAAAAAATATCTTGTATACTTTTATGAAAATGAAATCCAGAATTACACATTTTCAGATCATTTTCATGAATTTTATATCTTTTTCCTATCTCATATTGAAACTTTATTCTATCTGTTGGGGCGGTAGATAGATCTGATTTAAAATTTTTATACCCTGTTATCATTTAATTTTAATAAAAAGTTTAATAATTTAATTAAAAAACAAAGATAAGTAAAATATTTTAAAAAATCAATAGCTATATTTCATTAGCCATATAATCATCCAATTTTAATTTTTTATTGGATTTCAATAATTCACGAATTCCACTTAAACCAAAATCTTTTCTTATTTGAGATAAATCAGTATCAGTTGGAATATCAACAACTCTTATTTTATCTTTTAATTGAATGGTTGTATGTAAACGTTTGTATATCTGGTACATTTCTATCTTTGCATCACCATCAAGAACAATAAAAATATATCCCCCATTCAATTTTTTTATCAAAGTATAGTATAGATGGTCGCTCATAACTTTTCCGATCAGGGGAATGATATTAGTTAGAGGATAAAGACCAATCATGTCAAACATGCCCTCACAAATAAATAAAGAATTATTCCAATTAATATTATGCTCATTTATTATAAGATTCATTTTTTCAATATTTGGATTTAAATATTTAATTTTTTGACCTGTAAAGCTGCGAGCTACAAAATAATTTAATTTATTATTTTCATCATAACTTGGAATTATTATTCTGTTTTCATATCTACCTTCACTACAATATCCCATATTATATTTTTCAATGATTTCATCATTTAATCCCCTCAATGCCAAATAATTTATTGATTCTTTATAAGATAAATCATTTTTATTTCCATCTTTAAATAAAATTAATTCTCTTGGAAGATAAATGGGTCCCTTATAATGTTGATTGTCATCATTGTTATTTTGTTCATCATGTTCATCATCTACATCGACAAGGGACAAATATTGTTTTAATTGAAATTTTGTGCCTCGTTCTCGTATTAATTTCATCAAGGATCCATGAGTACCATTAGTTTCTGAACAAGACCAGCAATTGTACTGGTATCTCTTTAAACTCACTTCTAAATTTCCTTTTCCATCAAGATGATTTAATCCTTTAATTTCATAACTACATGTTGGACAATCAAATCCGTACTGCAATTGAGAATGATTTTTCTTTGTAGGTTCACCCAAAATGCTGATAATTAAAGAATATAATGGATTAATTTGTATCATAAAAATTAAATATTATTTTTAAATATATGTGCCATGATAATTAATTATTTTATAAATATGTTCAAAAAATTCACTATAACTAATATTCATTTTCATTCTATTACAAAATTTACAACATGGAACACAATTTTCTATTACATATCCTTTTAAATTATCTTTTCTATCTATTCCATTATAGATATACTTACTCCATTCATGTTTACTGATACTATTACTATATTGTATTTGTAATGGTTCTAATCCACAATAATAACAATTTTGTAATGTTAATTTTTTAAATTGTTCTTTTGTTAGATTAAATTTTAAATTTCTAATTTTTGCACTTCTAATATACTGAGTAAATAAACTATTTAATCCCGATTCTCCCTTATTTATTCTTCTATATGTATTACCTTTATGTGCCTTTGAAGACATTTCTCTTTGTAAACAACTACAACTTTTTACCTTTCCGCTTTTTAAATGATGAGCTCCAACAATTTTAATTTTACCACAGTCACATTGGCATTTCCATAATGTATTATTAAATTTATCTTTTCCTATATATTTTAATGCTGTTAATCTATTAAATTTTTGTCCAGTTAAATCAAATATTGTAAACCCACCTCTTGGATCTTTTATTTTTGTGATACCGTTCTTTGTTCTTTTTATTAATCCTGTCTCTGTTTCTCCAGTAATGATCCATTTTCCATCTTTTCTGGGCTTCGTGTATTTCTTCTTCGGTAAAATATTTTCTTTTTCTTCCCATTGTTGTCTAATGTTTATTTCTTTCATAATTTATCGTTTCTATATAAATAGTCGACAAATTAAAAAAATCTAATAAAAATACAATAAAATTAAATATTTGGTTCTTATTCCATATTTTATAATAACATTATATATACCTGATAATATTGATGATATTATCATGCAAAATACAAAGATAAGTAAAATTATTTAAAAAGAAAGGTTGTTTAATATTTTATTCCATCAATATAAATAAATCTATCTGTATTTTTAACAGAATCAAAACATTTAAATCCAATCTTTTCCAATATTTGTTTTAATTCATGTTCTTTACCTTTCCATTTTGAAGAAGGTTCACAAATAAAAATATTACCAAATGGTTTTAATGTTCTATATGCTTCTTTCAAATAATCTTCATAATTTGATCCCATTAATGATAATGAAAATACTGCAACATCCAATGTATTATCTTTTAACGGAACATTACACATATCACAAGAAATAACCTTATTATTTATTGCAACATAATCAAAACCATATATTTTATTATCAGGTAATTCATTAGATAATAAATTCTCACCACAACCAAAATCACCAACAACCCAATCTAACCTATTTTTTATTTTTTTAGATATTTCAATATATGGAATTTCTGACCACGTTTTTCTTTGTTCACTATAAAGAGTATGATACAAATACCATTCTTCTGGTTCTTTTTCTATTCTATCTTTTGTTGTACTGGAATGAGAAACCGACCATCTTCTATTCATTTCAGAGAAATCCCCTAATTTTCTTTTTAATTTTTCAACAAACTCTGGATTTAATGGTATTTTTAATTCTTCTCTTTCAAATGTAATAATATTATTTTTATTTATTCTATCTAACCAATCTTTAAGTTCTTGTTTGGCATCTTCAATCATTTTACCTTTTGGTGGTAATAGACTTTTTGGAACTCTCCCATCAATTGCCAAATCTGCTAGTGTTGCTTTATATTTAACAATATTAAATCTTTTTTTATCCCAACTCCATTGTCCGTTATCCGTATTAATAATAACTTGGGGAATATAAACATTAACTTTATCAAAAAGAGAACCCTGTCTTTTTATTCTTCCAATTAATTGATCAAATTCTGAACTTGTCCAAGGGACACATAATGGAATTAATGTATCACACACTTTTTGTATTCCATCTACGCCAGTTCCAACTGGTGCCGAACCAATCAAAACATCAACTTCTCTTCTTTTAAATCGTTCCAGACCCGCTTTATCGTCTCCAGTATAAAATCCCACACTAAATCCCAAATCTTTCACATATTTCCCAATATCGTCAATTATTCCTGTAACATAATAAGTATAGATTAAAGTGCCAGGTTTAATATATTGCTTTATTGCATCCAATTTTGGTTTTAACAAACATTTTTCCAAATCAAGTACACCCCCCTTCGGTACATTTTTAATATCTTCCACTAAATGAGACCCATCAATATCAATTTTTTCTATATTAACTGAAATATCATATTTTGGTTTGTATCTCAAACCAGTTATGGTTAATGCTTTATACATTTCAATACCATTAATTATGGATCCTTTTGTATCCAAATCGTCATGTGATTGACCAGATAATAATTCAATTAGTTTTTTTGGTTCTTCTAAATTATTAATAACTGGAGTTGCAGACATTCCTAACAAATATAAATTTTTATTTAATTCTCTTGCTTTGATAATTAACTTATTTATAACATTTCTTCTTATTGATTCTTTATCTTCATCTCTTTGTTTTACATTTTGAATCTCATCCAAAATAATGTAATCAAAAATATTATTTTCAAATAATTGGGAAGCAATATATTCACCATCTTCTTGTTGAAATGTTTCATAATTTAATATTAAATAATTGTTTTCATTATCTTTTGGCAAAGTAATATTATATTTATCGTTTAATATATTATAAGAATTAGCAGGAACGTTATCCAAATATTTTTTAACATAAATGTTATTATTTGTGAAATATTCATTTATGGATTTAACCCACCCATCAACAATTGAATTATTACAAATAATCAATGTATTTTTTAATTTTGCTATTCTTCCAGCTAAAATTGCTGAAAGAGTTTTTCCTGAACCTACCCCAGACCAGTTCCCATAAATTTTTTCTTTTAATAATCTGTAAGATACAAGTAACTGCATGTCATTGGGTTTATATTTGAAAATATAATCTTTTGGTATTTTAAGATTTTTCATTTCATAATATTCTGTCAAAAACTCTTTCTTAATAATTTCAAAATTTTTACCACCATGTTCATTTTTCAGTTTGTCAATGTTTACTTCTTTTTCATTTAAAATATTATTCCAAAATTCTTTTAATTTATTTTTTAATAAAAAATCAATATTTTCATCATCAAGTGATGCCGTTATCATTTTATTATCCAGCATTTTTAATTTTTTTATTGCATCTTCATCATTGGGAATTAATTCTTCCTCTTTTTCATTTTCCGTAATATCTAATTTATCTTTTTCTAATACTTGTTCTGTAAATTGTAATTCTTTTTCAATTTCTTTTTCTTCTTCCTCACTATCAAATTCTGTTTCATCAGTTTTTTTAACTTTGTTTATTATATCATTTAATATATCTTTTCTATGTTGGGAACCAGATTTGGAGGAAACAAAATCTTCCAATGAGCCAAGCTCTTTAAGTTTTTTGGCTAAATTATTTGAATTTATAATTGTTATAAGTTCAACAGAAGATAAATTAATTAATTCAGATTGAAGAGATTTTAAAAAATCAATTATTGCTGATTTATTCCATTGATGTTGGCCATTACCCAAATAACCTAAAAAATCAGCATAACAAGTAAATTCATTTTTATATGTACGTTCTGGGATTGATGGAATATTATTTGGTTTATTTATTTTCCACCAATTTTCAAATTCCTCACAAGATTTCAAATTAAATTTATGAACAAATTCTTTTGCTTCTTCAAATGGTAAATGTTGTTTACTTTTTTCTAAATTAGATAAAATTCCACCACCTAAAAAATTTCCCCATGAAATCCAACCTTTATTTTTATAGGCGACTCCTGGTGTTTTGGGGATATTATTTGGAAGGTTATTGTTTTTCCAATATTCTTGCCATTTTGATATTGATTTCAAATTTAATTTTTGAACATATTCTTTTGCTTCTTTAAATGGTAAAAATTTTTTCAACTGATCAGCAATTCTACCTGTCCCTAAAAAATCACCCATTGAAATCCACCCATGATTTTTATAAGTTTTTGATAAGGTTCTTGGTAAATTATTTGGTTTATTTATTTTCCACCAATTTTCATATTCTTTCCCAGATTTCAAATTTAATTTTTGAACATATTCTTTTGCTTCTTTAAATGGTAAAAATTTTTTCAACCGACCAGAAACTATACCAGTTCCTAAAAAATCACCCCAAGATACCCATCCACTTTTTTTATATGTATTATCTGGGTATGCTGGAATATTATCTGGTTTATTTGTTTTCCACCAATTTTCATATTCTTTCCCAGATTTCAAATTTAATTTTTGAACATATTCTTTTGCTTCTTTAAATGGTAAATGTTGTTTACTTTTATCATATCCTATCCAGTCAGCCATGCTAATAAATTCTTTCTTATAAAGTCTATAAGGATTAATAGGGATATCGTCTGGTTTTTTTGTTCTATTCCATATTTTTAATTCATGCCCACTTTTAAATCCCTGTTGTCTAACAATCTCTCTACTATCTATAAATGATTTCCATTTTCTATTGTGGTTAGAAATTTTATCCTCACCCAACCAATGATATATGTCTTGCCATCCCTTATTTTTATATACTACATTTGGATTAATTGGTAAATCAATCGGATTATGTTTTTTAAACCAAATATTATATCCAACCCAACCATTCCTAATATTTTCTTTTCTTATTTTTTTTAATGCTTTTTGAAATGGCAAGTTCCTTTTTAACTGATAACTATACCTATCTATATTTAATAAATCACACCAAAAACTATTCCTCTCTCCATTATATTGTTTATTTAATTCATAATATGATTTAGGGTTTCGTGGAATACCTAAATCTCTATTTTTTCGATAAAATTCTAAATAATCTTTTGGATTTTTAATATTATTTTTCCTTACTAGTATTTGTAAATTTTTAAAAGATAACATTTTATTTTTTTCATAACCACATTTTTTACAACCACATCTGAGTTTATGAGAAGATGGTGTAATATAAAATGGTCCATGTACTGGACATATTATTTTAACTTTTGTCGTAGTATTAATATATTTTACCAATGAATAATCATATTTATCCTCGTGAATCTCTTTGAATTGTTGAATAACTTCTTCTTTGGTTAGTTTACTTGGCATAATTATTTTTAATATTAAAAATTAAATTTTTCTTACTTATTATCAATTAAATCAATAACATTTTGGATGTTTAAAATACCAAAAATTAATAAAATTGAAATGAATGTAATAATTATCATCCAAATTTTATATTTTTCATCATTAAAAGAAAGAAAACCAATAATTATATTAATTAGTTTAAAAAATAATATTTTATCATAAAAATAAAAACAATAAATCCAAAAAGTAAATTTAACAGTTTTGTCATCCCCGCCAGAATAACTAATTGTTTCATCACATTTTTCTTTTAAAGTATAACGCATAAAAATGCCCTCATTTGTTACTGTTTTTATCAAATTATTTTTTATCTTTAAAAAAATCCAGTTGATTATTTCTATCAAAATTATTGTTAAACTTATCGCTACTAGCCAGCATATAATTGTTAAATTATTACTGATATTATTTATTATATTCATAATCTTTTTACTATAAATATTATTTTTATTAATATGTTTATATTTCAATTTTACAAAAGTAAGTAAAATAATTGAGATTTCCAAATAAAAAACAAAATTATTTTTTAAAATTATATTTTTGATTAATATAACCAATAGAAACACACACAGAATCACTCATGTCAAATGATTCTTTTTTCAATACGTTATTTTTTGAATATATCCATATAATTGAAGGATATTCTTTTTGAACCAAATCCCAAATCACCATTTTTTTATCAATCTCATAATCATAACCCCCAAATAATACTGGATTTCCAGGTTTTTCAATTAATTCCCCATTTTTTTTAAATTTCCTTGGTTGCATTAATTCTGGAAATGCATATTTCCTTGATTCATAGGCACTCAAATAACTTGGAACAATTTTAAATATGTCATAAATTACTTTGGATATCATTCCATTAAATTTAATTAATATTCCACATGTGAAAATATTATTGCTTGATATAAGTGGTTCTTCAATAACAATATCTGTTATTCCGATATCTTTATATTGTAATAAAAATTCTTTTACAATATCTACTTTTCTGAACATTTCCTCAAACTTATTCTCTGGTTTTGGATTCTTTGGTTGTGGAGAAATATGTGTTAATGTTAATAATTTTTTATTTTGGTCCATTATACAAATTCCCACAGTTTTTGTTGAAATATCCAAACTTAAAATTTTATTGTTCATATTATATTAAAAACTTAATTATACTACTAAACCTTTCTTTTTTAAACTTTCAAATATTATTGCACTTTCTTTCTTCATTTCTTCATGCCATTTTTCATCTCTTGGTTTAAATTTTATCTCATCTTCATCATGTTCTTTCAATGCTTGTTTATTATTTCTATTAACAAATTTCCAATAATATTTATTTTCTGGATCTATTCCTTGTTTTACCATATTATATCCATTTTCAATTATTAAATTTATTATTGGCTGGTGCCACGTTATTTGTTTTTGATCTTTATATTCGTCATAAGTTACAATAAAAAATACATCTGGTTTTTTCATATTTAATAATTTTATCCTCTTTAATTTATCTTTCATTTTATTAATTCTTTAACTTCTTGTTCAGATAATAATTGTTTCTTTTCATTGAAAATCATAAATTCAAATCTCATATTCATTTCCAAACATTTTTGTTTTTTTAAAAATATATTATCTTTTTTGCATTTATATGTCCATGTACTTTTAACTTCAATTATTTTGTTTTCTGATATAATGTAAATATCAGGATAGTATCTTCTTCTTTTATTATTCTCTTTATTATACCAAATTTTACCTATTGTTTTCTCAATATCTTTATTATCAATTAATAAATCTTCTTCTTTATATATTTTTAATAATAAATCTAATGCTAATGGTTCATATCCTTGAACTTTAATAATTTTACCAGACGGTAAAATATAATCCTTTAATTTAAATGCTGATTTTTGTTGTTTTTCAAAAATTTCTGAATTTTGTGAAACATTATTAGTACCATATTTTTTTAAATTTGTTTTCTCTGCTTTAATTCTATTATTATAATATTTATTACCATATTTTTCCAATTTTGTTTTTTCTACTTTTTTCCTTAATTCTGGAGATTGAAAGCAATTATCAACTCCAAATTTTTTATTATTAGTTTCTTTTCTCTTATTATATATTACTTTAAATTCTTTATTTGATTTATTAGAATATGTTTTAGATATACTTTTTGGATTATTATAATTTTTATTTCCATATTTTTTTAATTTTGTTTCCTCTGATTGTTTTCTGTTATTATAATTTTCATCACCATGATTTTTTAATTTTGTTTGTTTAGTTTTTTCTGGATTATTAAAATAAGCATCGCCATATTTTTTTTCTTTTATTTCTAATAATCTATCAAATATTTTTTTATTTTGTATAGGAAAATTTACCCCATATTTTCTTAAAGAGGTTTTTTGGTTTTTGCCTGCAATATAGGCACATTTTTGAGAACAACTATACTTATCAATAAAATTTTTAACGTTTTTCAAATATGTTTGATATTTTATTTGTTTTTCTTTTCCACAGATATCACATTTAACTTTTATTTTTACTTGGCTTCCTTTTGATAAATGATTAACTGGTATATCAATAATATCATTATATTTTATATTTGTATATCCTAATTTTTGAAAATATTTTATAGTAAATGGTCTTATTGTTATTTTAACTGTTTTTGTTAATATCATTTTCTTTTTGTTTATTTAAATATTCTATTATTAATCTCTCAATTAATCTGGACTTATTTATTAATGTAAAATTTGAATAATTTTTTAATCTATCAATTATTTTTTCTTCAACTGTAAATGTTACTTTTTTTCTCATAATTATATTTCTTTTACATATAAATATTACATAAAATAGCAAAAGACCATTTATTTTAAATTATTTTTTAAAAAAGTTAGATTTTGATTTGTATATCGAAAACCACAATATTATTTTTACTTTTGGGAACGCTTTCTGAAGTCTTGGCGATAGCTATAAGTTCTGGTGGATTCTTGCCATTATATAACCCAATTTCTGTAATATATAAATTGTCTGAATTTGTTGCGTTAACCATTCCTACCCCCCAAACATCCTCGGCGGTTTTATTAGTTGAAACGTTAAATTCTTGGAGGTCTCCTATGCAAATTATGTGCTGTATAAATTCTGTGACAAATGATCGAAACTGTATCTGGGCATTAGTAGTGATTCCAGTTTTAGTGAAATTGGTCCCAAACTGTTTTTCTAGTTCTTGAACTATAACTGGATCATGAATTGTACAAAATCCGGCTGAAAGATATGCTACCCCCAGAATTAAATCTTTTTTCTTTCCAGCTGGAGTATCATCCATAAAATTTGCTAAAAATTTCCCACCCTTATCAAATGGTCTTTTATTTGATTGTCCTGTTGCCCATGACTTTGCAGTGTCACTATTTGGATTACTTGTTCTTGCACTTAAAGCATCACTGAATAAAAATGCAACATTAGAGGGGTTATCTAAACTTGGTCCTCCAAATTCATGTGATTGAGGTTGTGGATCACTATAAAGTGAATCTGGGTCCAAAATACTTATAGGATCATCAAAATAACTACTATATAAATTTATTGTTGTTCCCCCCGATGGTACAGTTAATTTAATAGATTTACCATCAATTAATTCTCCATAATGGTTTTTAGGTATATCAACAACAACTATTTTATTTTGATTCCCAACGCCTGAAAATGCAGTATTACTAAAACCGCCATTAGCAAATGTAGTTCCAGTGAATTTTATTTTTTGTTCATTTGTAATAGGATAATTAAAAGAAGAGAATAAATTCCCATATTGACGACTTGTCAAATCTGTTCTATCAGCAATAGTAAAACTAATATGATTAGATTTTGGTGAACCACTACTATCTAAAGTAATTAAATTCCCAGAATTCAACCATACTCTTTCTTTTTTAAATCCACCAGATGTTTGGTCAACTTGTTTTAAAAACGGGGCCAAGGAATTATCTTGTGGAGGTGGTGGTGGAGTTGGTTCAGGTTCTTGACCCTGCAATAGTTGACCTTTATCTTTTATAAAATTTGGATCTGTAAGATTTAGATTTACTGGCATATTGTTCTATTTTCTATATAAATATTATCAACTTTAAAATTTTAACCTAATATTATTTAATTCTGTTTTTTTTGATAAAATTTGAATATCTTTGATTATTTGTGTTTCTGATACTGGTTCTAATTTTTCTTCTTCCAATTTTATTTTTTGAAATTTACCTTCAATAACTTTAAGAAATTCTATCTGTTTCTTTTGTAATGTTTGTTTGATTTCCAACCCCCCTATTAATGTATTTTGATTTTGATTTAAGCCTAGCCACCATCTGTTAAATTGAAAATTTCCATTATCATTTGTTTGTTCCAAGGGATTTAAAAATATTAAATGAAATTGATTGTTTTCATCTGATATTCCTTCATATTTTAATGTGGATATTATATTTTTATCATTTGTATTCACCCCTTTTAATTGTATTTTACTACTTGTTTCTCTATTAATTCTTCCGATGGAAAGAGTATCTCTTGCAGGAAACTCAAAATTCAATATTTTTTCACTTATTATTGTACTATCTGATTTAGGTTTTAAATAAATAAATTGTTTATTTATTGCTGAAATATATTTTGGTAATGTTTCTTTTCTAGTATTATCAATAGAAAAATGATCCATTATATCATTTTTATTTCTTCTAATAATATCTGCATAAAACTTATTTATTGTTATTTGTTTAGTTGCCATTTTATATATAAATATTCATTTATTTCATTATTTCATAATTACCTTCTTTATTTGTCATATAAAAGTTTCCTCTAATATTATATAACTCATAAGGAAATAAATCCATCCAGTATGTTTCTTTTCCAAATAATACATTTTTAACATTATTTGTGAATTTAACAGAATTAATATCAAAATAAATAATTGATAGTAAAACTACATCACCATTATTATTAAATATAATATTATTTCCCATCTTATTAAGACTATCTAACCATACAAAACCATTATTATTAAATTCAACATTATCTGGAATATATGTTATTAAATTAGAATCAATATAAGAACCATTAATAATAATTTTATTGTTTTTTATTTTATAAGGATATTTTTCCTTATTTAATATATCAATGAATTCTTTTCTCCTTGAATCTGATTCTGAAATAATATTCTCTATTAATCTTTTAAATTGAGATTCTGTAATTATAATTTTCATATATTCTTATATAAATATTTACTTATATTAAAAATAATCGGTTTTAATAATAATTTTAATATTTGTTCGTTATACCATAAAATAAAAAATAATTTGGTAAAAATTTAAAAATCAATTAATTATAAATATTAAACATATTCCCATTTATACCCTCCAGCCGTTTTAAATCTCTTTCTACAACAATTACAAATAACACTAGATATTATTCCTGTTTCTTTGCCTGCTATTTCTAAACTTTTAAATTGTTTAATAAAATTACCATTTTTATCATATTGATTAACTGATCTAGGATCAAATACGTTTTTTTCATGTTTATGATCTTCTAAATTTAATTTTTCTCCTTTATATTTAAAAATATATCCGCCGGCAGTTTTCCTTCTTTTTTTATTTCTACAAACATTACTTATTTGTCCATCACTGATATTTAATATTTTTCCAGCTTCTTTTATACTGTTCCATGTTTTAATAAAATTACCTTGTAAATCATATTGATCAACTGGTTTTAATGGATTAATATTTCGTCCCATCCTAGATTTACTTATATTTTTACAATGTTTTTTCGAAAATCCTACACCATATGCCCAATGATTTTTACCACTACCAAATCCAGTTCCGCCAGGAGTATTATTTGTTAATTTAAGCCCCCACGCCTTCATTTGTTCAATCCAATATGGTTCCCAAAATTCCCACTCATCTTCTGGAACAATATCTAATATTTTTAATTCTGGCTCTATGCCTTCTTTTATTAATTTATATATCCAACGTTCATTATGTGTTCTCTCTTTATTAGAATTCTTTTTTTGTGATATTAAAATATGACTTCGTAATCTTCTTTTTACTTTATCAGTTTTGCCAACATAGCGAATTTCATTCGTTCTAGGATCTGATAAAGTGTAAATAAATATATCCATTTTATTATATTTCTTAAAATAAAATCCCTCACATTTATTGGGTAATCTATACAATAGTTAAATTGAAGAGAAATAAATGGTATTGGGATTTTAAATATCTTATTTTTAACTATTTTACATTACGATTACCTATTATATAAATACCTGGTAAATGAGCAAAAGGCCAATTATTTTAAATTATTTTTAAAGAAGGTTTAGAAGTCTAATCCAAGCTCTATGATCACAGTTTTCCCCACTTTCTTTTCAATTGGTCTATTTATTTTTCCAACAGCAACAAGATTTCTATTATTATCATAAATTCCCACTTCTGAAATAAATACTGAAGTTGTCCCATCAAATGTTGGGTTAATTGAAGTATTAAATTGATTTCCCCCCGCAGGCAAAACAAATTTTGTTTTATAGCTTATTGCCTGAATATCCGTTTCAATATTTCCAAAAAAGAATACTTCATCCCCAAATTGTAATTTTGTGTCTTGAGAAGTTGTTGGAATATCAATATAATTATGTAAATTATAAGTATTTCCAGAATTTGTATCATATAATTCTTTTGTTATATTAAATATTTTTTGATTGGATGATTGATCCAAATCATCTGGATTAATTGTTGTTGCGGATGTTGTATTATAACTGGTTAAACCTGTTGTTTGATCAATCCATCTCCATAAATCTGCTTTGGGTCTTTGTCCAAGTGCTGTTCTTTGAACTAATAATTTTAAATTTGTTGCATTCCAACCTGTGCCAGAATAAGTTGCCATATTGGCAACACTTCTCATATATGGTAATTTACCAAGTGGAAATCTAACTTGTGCAACCCCAGGAACTGGTGATTGAGATGTGTCTCCTGTAATTCGGACATAATTTTGACAATGTAATCCTGTTGTCATTCCAAGATTAATTGGTGTTCCAACAGTTGTTCCTGACCAAGTTCTTTGATTTTCAAATAAATAAGAAACCCATACTTGTTGTGTTTGTGGTGAAAATAAATTACTTCCCACGCTTGCAGCAACATCAACTGCTTTACCTTCTAATGTCGGTAATGTCCAATTTCTATTGGATTTATATAACATTGCTGCCAATAATTCCTCATCTTCAATGATAATAGTTTTTAAATCATTAAATACTTTACCAACAGTATTTCCAGAACTATCTGTTAAATTATAATAAGTTGTTGTAATTTTACCATTTGTTTTTGATGGGTCTAATGTATCTCCTACTATTAAATTCTTTTTAGTTTCCCCCACATTTGATAATTCTAGACCAAATGTCGTCCCATCATTATGATGCCACATTATAAGTGGTAAATGGAGTTTAACAGTATCTTTATGTAAACTTTCCCCATAATAATTTGAAATTGAATGATTTGTATAATGAATTATTCCTATTGCTTTTTGATCTGGTTTATCAAAAGTATAATTTAAATAATTTTTTATTCCTGTATATCCTGTAGAACCATAATCTGTATGTTCTTCATATGTTGTTAAATCATTCCCTGCAATTGTTTCTGTATGAACAATATTCATATTCCAGATATTAAGTTCATCATTTGCTAAATTAGATGTATTTGTAAAGGCAAGAGTATCTTCATTCCAATATTGTGTTGTTTCTCCAGAACCATAAAAAGTATCTATTGAATTACCAGAGGGATAAAAGAAAACATTTGCCAATGTTGTTTGAGATGCTCCAGATAATAGCCTACCCCCTGTTGTTGTTCCGCCTGTTAAAGCATTAAAATTTGGAAGAATTCCCCTGTCCGTAGTAATATCTAAAAATCCACTTGTTGCTAAATTTCCAGATATTGATTCAATTTTATACCACAAATAAGGTATTGGTTGCCTATGATCAATATAAATTGCACTCCCGTTATTTGTTGATCTTGTAAGCGCTGACATTGAAGGGTTTCTCCATTCAACTAACATATAATCATCAACTTTGGGTTGGGTTCCACCAGTAAAAGTTGATCCACTATAAACTCTCATTGATGTTGTTCCTGTTACACCAGAAATATGAATTCTTGCATCAGCTTGATGTAAATAAGGTTTAGATGCTGGTGATTGAGCTGTGCGTAATGAATAATTATTAGATGTACCAGAAAAAAATCCTCTTTGTTTGGCAGTATTGGTTATTTCATTTTCTACAGGTACTATTGATGGTAAAGGTTTATAAAAATCTTCAGAAGTATAACTAAGTTTATCTTCAGCTGGAATAAGATATTTTCCTATTGGTGATTTATCAAAAGGACTTAATATTCTGTTATTACTATGTACAAAAGAAATATCTTTTCCATAGGTATAATCAATTTCAGAATCTCCAAAGGAAAATTGAGAAAATGTTAAAGCCCCACTTGATAAAAGTTTACGTCCTATGGTTGTAAGACGTGCCGAAAGAAGAGGCGAAGGCGTTTTATTTATAAAGCTCATGTTTTTAATTATTATTTTTATATAAATATTTCATATTCAAATTTATTTTATTATTTCATAATCACCTTCTTTTAAATTGACTTTCTGTAATTATAATTTTCATATTAAATGTAAGTTATAAAAGGTAACGATAATTCCGTACTTGTTAAACCAGACCAATTATGTAAATCACCCAATGGATTTGAACTTAATATCTGATTATTATTTAATGCGTTTGACACATCCAAATCAAAATTAATTTTTAATATTCCAATTTCATCGTTTATATTATCTGTTTTTGCTATAAGTGTTAATGGTTTTCTTGATAAATAGTTTATTGGTGTTGTTCCATTACCAGAATATACAATATTGAATAATCTATTGGTATTATTTGGATTTGAATTATGTTTAATGAAATTTCCCAATAATTTTATTTCTTCTTGAATCAAATCTCTTTTATAAAATCTTAAATAGTGATTTCTCCATCTTTTTTCTATTTCATCTGGATTTTGAATCTCATCTCCCATTAATTCTTCTGGATCTTGAAGTATTTCACTTCTTGCTTCAAATATTTTGGGCCCATCAAATCCTGTATCAACTGATGCTGCTGGGATGATAACTCCTCCAGATATATTAAAATCAACATTTTCCAAGTCCGTATTTCTATAAAATTTTTTTATATTACTAATAATTGGAAATGTGGCAGTAGAAAATACATCTATATCTTGTAAATTTTGTCCTACATATCCCAATGACCTTGGATATATTATTAATCCTCCCTTACCAGCGCCACCCAATGATAATGTTTCCCCACTTAAATAAGATGATAATGCTATTACAAAAGGAGATGGATAATCACTAAAATCAAAACTTGTGGAAAGATATTTATTAATATTAACTGCAGGATTATTTAATATTGTTTGATTTATATTAAAAAATCTTTTAAAATATTCCGTATCTGATGTTATCCCTTCACCGATTTTAAATTCTATTTCTTTTCTCTCTATGGTTTCCAGATTTGTTGTATTTGAACTGACAATAATAGCAATTTCAGAATAAAAGTCTGCAAATGGGGATTTTATTTGTTCGTCATATGTACTGCCAGATTGTCTTCCTTCTGATGATTCTAATAACAAATACTTAATCATTCTATCCAATTTAACAGTGCAATTTAATTGTTGATAATAAGAAGTATCTCCAGAATTTATATAATCCTCATTTTTTTTAAATTTAATTTTCCTGGTCTGTAATTTATTTTCAGAACCTCTCAATATTTTATTTCTTAAACTATTCTCATTAATACTGGAATGAACAGAAAAAACACAGCCACTAAAATCTCCCGTTATATTGGGAACGTCTCCAGTAACTAGTGGTTGTGTTCCACCAGACCCCATATAACTATGATCTGGATCACCTAAAGAAAAAGTAGAAATTAACATTCTATCAATATCATTAATAAGATATTCTCTTCCCTTTTGAGTTAAAAGAGCATCAATCTCAATTTTAGTAGTTGTTGTTGCACTTGAAATAAATCCCATTTAATTATAATTTTTATATAAATATTTGGTTTTCTCATTTATTTTACTTATCTTTGTATTATAATTAACTAAATTTATTAACTTAAAACATTAAAAAATTATGAAACTTAAAAATTCCCCTGGCAAAATAAATGAAAGAAGGAAAAAAGTATTGGAAAAACTACAAAACAAAAAAGAACCCAATCAAAAACAGTTAAAGGAAATCAAAACATTGGAATCAAAAATTGATCCAACCGCTAGAGAAAGAAGAACAAAAAAGAAAAGGGGGAATAAATAATTATTTAAATTGTTGGATCGATTCCTGAAAATTGAGTTATTTCTTTTATAGGATCACCATCAAAATTACTGGAATCTACTTGTTTTGAATTTGGTGGTATTTGCCCAGGTGTATATAATATTTTAATTGACCCAGAACACCAAGATTCCAGTCCTTTTCTTGTATTTCCCCCACAAATACTAATTGGTTGAGATATGTTATTTCCTGCTAAACTATTAACATTACTTGTTACTCTGTTGTTATTTAAATAATAAACCCTTCTGAATTGAGAAAAATTATTTTTAACAATGGTCCTGGCATCTTGAACTATAGAATCTAATCTTCTTTTTGCTATTATAACATTTGTGTCATTAATTCCAGTTTGTCCTTTGGTATAATATAAAAATAATGGGCCAGTAACAGGACCAAATATAACATTACCACCAAAATTCTTTTCACTATAAACGATTAATGTTGTATCAACATCTATAACTACTGCAACTAAAGTAGTTGTCATAGAAATTAAATTTTCAATATTATTATATTTACCAGTACCCAGTCCGTTTCCATTAGTTCCTATTGTTTCATATATTCTTCCACCATCAATACTATAATTAAGTGGTTTGGCACCAACCATATCAAATCCTTGAAAGTGTACACCGCATTTAGTAAATTCAAATATATGAGACCTTGATAAATCAATATTATTTTTATTAACAATTAAAAAACTTGTTTGTTCTCTTATTTGTGTTGTATTCATACAAGACATTGCTGAAAGTGGTGTACCACTAACACTTGGGCCACTAATACCAGTAATATCTGGTATATTTCCTTCAGTTAATATATTGCCAACAATTCCATCAATAACAGGATTTTTAGTTATATCGGGCGGAGTTCCTCCTTTTGCAATTAAATAATTTATATCTGGATCACCAAAACTAAATTTTTTAACAATAAGACCACTTTTATCATCACCAATAAGATATTTTCTCATATTTTCTGTTAATGATACTTTTAATGTACGAGTATTGGCACTTACAAATCCCATTTGTTTAATTTTTTAATATTTCATAATTATCTTTTTTATCACTCCACATATGAAATTTTCCCTTAATATTATAAAACTCATAAGGAAAATGTTCCATCCAGTATGTTTCCTTTCCAAAATATACATTTATAACATTATTTGTGAAATTAACAGAATGAATATCAAAATAAAAAATTGAATCTAACCATATATTACCTTTATTATTAAATATAATATTATTTCCCATTTTTTTGAGGAAAAGTAAAGTTACAGAACCTTTATTATTAAATTCAATATTATTTCCCATTCCTTTAAGAAATTTTAAATTTACATGACTATTATTATTAAACTCAACATTATCTGGAATATATGTTATTAATTTAGAATTTATATACTCACCACCAATAATAATTTTATTATTATCCTTTATTTTATAAGAAACGTTTTCCTTATCTAAAATATCAATAAATTCTTGTCTTTTAATATCTGATTCTAAAATAATATTTTCAATTAATTTTTTAAATTGACTTTCTGTAATTATTATTTTCATATTTTTATATAAATATCCTAGTATTTATTAATAATTGCATCGTTTGTATCAGTCTGGACTATTCTGCTAAAAGTAGTAGCAGAAATAACTTGATTTTTTAAATTTGTAAAATGTTTTTCGTTTGTTATTCTATAAATAAAAGTTTGATTATTCCCACTAATACTGGGGAGTGTAACACTGTATGTACTAGTATTGGCACTATAATTTGTTGTTGCGCTATAATGAACATTTCCAGTAAATGTAAATCCAGTATTTGTTGATGCCACCAAATTCACTATAAATTTTCCTTTATTATCTATTGTTTTAGGAACAAACCAATCTATTTCTGGTGTTCTTGTGGTAAGTGAACCCTGAACTATTGTATTTCCTGTTATTCCACTAAACGTATATCTTGGTTTAAGATAATATGCCAGTATTATATCATTTAATTCTAAAGTTGTTTGATTTAAAAATATTATTCTTGTTGCAAGCGATGACGATAAACCATAATCTTTTTTTGGTGTTAATTTAGCACCATTTAATATAACGCTTAAACTATTTTCATCTCCCACCTCAATATCAGTATAATATTCATATATATTTTCTGTTGTATTAAAATATACTTTATTTGATGATTGCGCGCCAGTTGCTCCACTTATTATTGCTGCTGTAATCTGGTGTTGTTCGACATGAAATGCTTGTGCCAAACCAGTTCCTCTAACATATGAGGCAGTTATTGTATCTCCAGATTCATCATATATTTTATCTGTTAAATCAACAATTCTTTTATCCGCAAGCGTTGTGTTTATACTGGCACCAGTCCATTCATTACCAGGTTTTAAGGTTAAACCATTAACATTTACCTGGACATCTCCTAATGGTGAATTAGATAATGTAAATCTTGTTTGTCCTCCTGCACCAATATCAAATTTTTCATGGACATAAGTTACTGTTGCAGCAGATGCCAGATCAGCAAAAGTAAATACTGGTTCATCTGGACTTTTTAATGAAACAAAATATTCATCATATGTATCATCATATATTCTATAAGGTAAATTATTATTTAATACACTTCCAGTATTAATTGTTATTCCTGTTAAACCCGATAATATAGTATTATCAAAAAAATAATCAACAAATCCTTTATATTGATTTTTATATTTATTTAAAGTAAAATCTTCATATAAATTAAATTTATTTCTATTTTTTATTATTTCATTTTTATTTTCAAAGCTAAGAGTTTTACCAGTCAATACATCAGCAGTAATATTAAATTTAGGTTTTATAATATATTCACCTTTATCTTCTAAATTTGAATTTGGTATTGAATCTATTATTGTCGGACTACTCCCTGTAAATCCAGAATATGGCAATTCTTTTTCATATATTAATTTGTCAAATGCCCCGGTATATATATTTATTTTTCCCCCCATATTACTATCAAATTCACTTGAATAATAAACTGTATCTGGGGTTGTTATATTTGGTTCAAATATTAATTTTCCATTTTCAATAAAATTTTCTGATATACCACTAGTTACAGCACTTAATCCCATCCCAAAAGAGGACTTTGAAATATAAAATGGATGGTTTTCTGCATCAATATTAAAAGTATATTTATTTCCTCTATATAATTTTAATTCTTTACCTTCAATACCATCAACAATATAACTTAAAGTATCTGCAGATACTCTTGGAAATGATGTGGCTGTTGTTGCACTAAATTTTATGGGAAAATTAGTATCATCTAATTTATATGGAGGTGGTGTTGCTAATCTTTGCGTAGTATTTCCATAAGTATTTCCCTCTTTTACAAATATTTCCACACCCTCTATAATATCTGAAGTTTCATCCCAATCGGGCGTTCTTTTTAATGAAGATAATTCACCAACAGTATTAGCTATATATATTCCATTTTGACTTGATGTTGTTTGAGATCTGACAAGTACCCTATCTCCACTTAATAAAGTTTTGCCATTAAATGCAGCATTTCCAGAACCTACTGATGCAAGATTTATAATATTAGATACTGTTGCAACTCTTACATCTGATTTAAATGATAAAAATAACGGATGTTTAGATGTTTTTGAATTTACCTTTACATTATATGTTAATTTTGGATCAACATAATCTTTATTATATTTATAAACTTCATAACTCAATATATTTTTAGTTGTTGCAGTAGTACCAAATGATGTACTATCATAATAATTAAAATCTAAAAATTGAGTATTACCAGTGAAAATAAAATTAATACTTTTACCAGTAAATGCTGTCATATTATATGGAAAAAATCCTTTGCTTGTTCCTGATATTGAATCTGTTATTCCGCTAGCAATCTTTGTTCCACCAGAAATATCATATCCCTGGGTTAGAACATCAAATTCAACAATATTTGATAATAATTGAAAGTCTGGTTTTTTTGTTGCTAATTTTTGTCCAGATATTGGATTCATACCAGAACCACCCATATCCCCACTCACAATAGAAAACTCATCAGTTTCTATTGTTCTTTGTCCCATTCCTAACTTACCAACTATAGTTCCCATTTTATTTTATTATTTCCCATTCATCTTTTTTATCATTCCACATTTTAAAATTTCCTTTAATATTATATATCTGATAAGGAAATTCATTCATCCAGAATAATTCTTTTCCAAAATATACATCCCCAACATTATTTGTGAAATTAACGGAATTAATGTTAAACCATATAATTGAAGTTAACCATACATTATCTTTATTATTAAATATAATATTATTTCCCACCCCTTTAAGAAAAGGGAAATATACATAACCATCATTATTAAACTTAATATTATTTCCCATTTCTTTAAGAGAAGGTAAATCTACATAACCATTATTATTAAACACAATATTATTTCCCACCCCTTTAAGAAAAGGGAAATATACATAATCATCATTATTAAACACAACATTATCTGGAATATATGTTATTAATTTAGAATATATATTCTTACCACCAATAATAATCTTATTGTCATTATTTATTTCATAAGAAATATTTTCCTGATTTAATATATCAATAAATTCTTTTCTTTTTGAATCTGATTCTAAAATAATATTTTCAATTAATCTTTTAAATTGACTTTCTGTGATTATTATTTTCATATTAATCTATATGTTTACTTGAAAAGTTTGATTGCCAAAATCCTTCAGTATCAACCAATGTCCCAGTATTTCCTTCTCTAACTGGTATATTCTTTCCTTCTATACAAAAAGTACATATTGAACCACTAATATCTTTTGGTTGATCTTCTTGAAATTCTGATCCATCATTTATTCCATGCCTATAAACAAATTTTTGTCTGTTAAATACTGTATTTCTATATCTTTCACCGTTTTCCCATATTGTTGTTGATGGGATTAACTGATCAATTAAATCAAACCAATAATTTTCCAATAAATCAATATATTTAATTACCTTTGGTACATTTAATGCTTTACTTTGTAAATTACCTTCAGTTTGACTTCTGTAATAATAATCAAAATAAAGTTTTCTTAATGTGGGATATCCACCACCCTTATTATCTGAAATTACTTTTCTGTTTTTTACATCAATAAAATGAGAATATATTTTATTTATATATTGTGCAAAACTTAAATTGGCAACATTAAATTTTGTATATTTATCATCAGGATATGGATATGTTCTACCAGTGGGAGAAACTGGATAATCAAAAGATAATTTATTATAATTATAAACATCACATTCTATTGCTTTTGCAACATCCAAATTCATATCAACTTCTTTTGTGTTTAATATTAATTCACTTCTTCCAGAATAATCTGCTTGTCTTGTTAAACTTCTATTATAAACTCTATGTTCATTATCTTTAGTTGAATAAACCCATGATTTTTTATCATCTGGTACTTTATTAAGTTGAAATCCTGCTAATATATATGGTTCAAAGTAAGATTGTCCCCCATCATATGGTCCAAGATGAATTCCAACTGATTGATCTTTTTTGCCTAAAACATCAATTTCTTCTCTCCATCTTCCAAATTGTTGAAAATAATAATCTGGTTTATTCTCAGGTATTGCAGGAAATCCCTCATCATCAAAAAAATCTGTTAATCCAGATAATGATTGATCGTTTGGATTTATTTTACCAGAGACAAGATAAACATGTTCATTTATATCAATTAAACAATCTGGGGCCCCAATAAATTTAAGTAAAAATTCCAATACTTTTCTTGTCCCTTTTGATTTAAATAACCAATTAGTATTTAATACAATTCTTCTCCATAATTCAATATCCATCTCAGCTGGCGTGAAATTTTTTGAATGACCACTAAAAGATATTCTACTACTTGTTTTACCTAAAAATGAAGTTAATAAATCTTCTTCTCCAACACTTTTTAAAACCCCCCATCCTAATGTTTTTGCTAAATTTTTAACTAATTGATCTGGAATATTTTCTTTTTTATCATAAGTAATTCTATTGGCAAATGCAAGACCATCAATAAATGTTTTAACCTCATCAAATTCTCTACCATAAATTTTTAATAGTTTATCTATTTTTCCATCAGGAGTATCAAATTCTTTAAGCGCTGTTGTTGTAAAAAACCTTGCAACTAAATTTGTTTTATATGCGTCTTGCTTATCTGCCAGTAACAATAAACTTTCCAAATAATCTTTATAATTGTCTGTATCAATATCTAAATTATATCCATCTTTTACTGGCCAAGTAAATTGTTTGTTGATTAATACAATTCTACCACTTTCAGTTTCTATTGGGTCTTGAAATTCTGCAGTAAATTTTGGTTTTACTTCTCTGTTTAAAACATAACTTTCAAAATTACCTAAACCATTAAAAAATTCTTCAACATGTTGATATCTGGGTTTTATGTGATAAGTTGTTGATAGTGTAGTAGTTGTACCAGTAATGGAGGGAAAAACATTTCCTTTTGTTTTAAACCATAAATTTTTATCTGTGTCTGTACTTCCTGTAAATGAAATAACATCAAATTCTTTATTATTACTATTTAAAACAGAATATCTTTTAAAATATTTTTTAATATTTTTAAAATTCTTTTCAGATTTGAAATCCGTTAAATTTGATAAAGAATCAAAGGTTTCCAATGATTTTGAATCTTCTCTATAAATTAATTGAAATTTATTCTCAATAAAATCTGTGGGGGTTCTAAATGTTGCCTCATCTAATGTCTGATTATAAGAATAATTTAAAACAGTATTTTTTGTTTCTGTATTCTGGATATTATTTAGATATAATGCACCAGGGAATTTAAGTATAATTTCAGAAAGTGATACTCTAATAAATTCTCTGAGTGAACCAAAATAAGCATAATTTGATATATTACTTCTATCAATATTAAGAACTACATCTATATTATTTGAAAGTAGGGTTTTAGCTTCTTTTACATCATTTAATTTTAATGATTCTAATGTGATAGCAGTTGAAAAAATTCCAAGTTTCCCCTCATATTTTTTAGATACTTTGGGAGATAAATCTGTGGTTGTGGAAAAATTACCAATCTGTGATATTATACTACCTTCTGTAACTTTAAAATTAATTAAATTTGAATTATCAATATTTTTTCCTACTATCTTTGTCTTTTTTGCCATTTATCTAAAAGTATATTTTTTATATAAATATTTGATTTATCAAAAAACTAATTAAATATTCAATATGAGTTGAAAAACAAAAACTTATTATTTAACCAAAACTAAAACAGTCAAAATCCCCACACCAACTATTAATACTTTATTGAAAAAAACATTTCTATTTAATTTCTTTTCAATTTTCTTATTCTTATCAGTTAATTCACTTACAATTCCATCTTTTTCATTTATAATTTTACCTTTTAGTATTAATTGTTCTTTTAAATTATTTATAAGTTCCTTATCTTGAATAATAACTAATTCATAGTCAGATACTTGTCTATTTAAAGAATCAGTAAGTTCTTTATATTTATCTTTTTCTAATTTTAATACATTTAATTTTTTAACCTGGTCAATAGTTAACAATAATAAAGTATCATTATTCTCACTAATATACAATTTAGGATACTCATTACTGGTTAATCCAGGTTGAGAAATACTTAATTGTGCTATCAGTAGAAAGATTATTAATATCAGAAATTTTCTTATCATAATTTTTATATATTATTTTTATATTTTCTTTTCTTGTTTCGATATTAAAAAGTGAACTATCTCTTTGTTTTTCCAAAATATTATAAATGGAATCCTTTTCATTTATTTGTTTTTCTAATAATTTTATTTTTTCTTCTTGTTTTGATATCTCAATATCATATTTATCATATTTTGGATTATACTTATATAAGAAAAAATATCCCAAAGCACACATCCCAATAATAACTAAAATATATTTAGCGTCTTTATTTAATTCAATTTTCATTATTTTTAACCCAATTTAACTTATTACTTTTTTGTCTATTATCTTCAGTACTTAATGGTTGTAAATTTGTCCAATGAAAACATTTTTTTTGTTCCTCTTCAATTGAAAAATTAAAGGAACTACAAGGTATGATATGGTCTACTTCCCAGTATGAACCATAGTTATCCCAACTCATACTTTCATCAAATTGATTTTCCAAATATATTTTTAAATCTTTGATTGAAGATCCAATTAAATTAATAGTTGAATTTGACTTTATATTTCTTTTTAATGCATTACTTAATCTGTTCCGTAGGTTATATGTTAATTTGAAGGTGGGATCTTCTTTTCTTCTTTTTTTATTATAATTTTTATTTCTTTCTTTTACTTTATCAAGGTTGTTCAAATAATATTTTTTATTATAATCTGGATTATTTTCCTTCCATTTTTTCTTAATTTCTTTATTTTTTTCAGGATTATTCAATACCCATTTTTTACGTTTTTCTTTTAATTTTTCAGGGTTATTTAAATAATATTTTTTATTTATTTCTTTAATGCAATTTTTGCAAGTATTAAAATAACAACCCTTCGTTTTATTATAATAATAATCTTCAATTGGTTTTTCAACATCACACTTAATACATTGTTTTAATCCACTATTATACATAATTTATTTTTTCCTTTTTACGTTATTTAATTCAATTTTCATATTTTATAAAAATAAATCATATAATCTAAACAATTTTCTTCTTAATTTTTCTCCCTGTTTATTAATAAATAATTGATATTTTTTCATTAGGGAATTAACTTGTTCTTCTGTTAAAATATTATATCCAATATCCAATCTATTTGTTGAGGTTAATTTAAAAAAATTCCATAAATATTTAATTTTGTCAATTAAATTTAATTTTATTATATAATTTTTAGATTCTTCCATAATTGTAAAAAATATTCTTTTATCATAATTATCAACACCTTTTAAATTACTATTATCAAATTCTTTAAAAATATTATAATGAATCATAATTATTGAAGTTTTATACCCATCCGTATTTTTAATATATTCTGAAAACCAATTATTAAATTGTTGATTATTTTTAATCATTCCCTTTGTCCATCCTTGTTGTTCTAATAGTGATTTTAATTCTCCATATATTCCAGACACCTTAGAATTAATTTCGCTTTCTATTGATCTGTCCAAAATATCTACAAATTTATCTACAACTTCTCTATTTTTTTTAATAAATCTTCTTGAAAAATTTGATGCCTCTATTGGTCTTAATCTATCTGCTGTTTTCCTTTTTCCAAGCATAAAAAATTGTAATGCATGATTAACTTCATGGGGTATATCTTCTAATAAATTATTATTAATAATATTAAAAAATAATATGGTGTTATTATTTGTTTTTTTAGATTTTCTAATATCAAAATAACTCGCCTGACTTTTATCATTATAATCAATAATAATTTTATTTATTTTAACATTTTCTAATTCTGGCAATTGATTCTTATTAATTGCGTATTGCCCATATTGTTTATCTTTTAAATAATTTATTAAAAATTTTGATAATATATCAACATCAATATTGGCCCCCAATTTTTCATTTAACATTTGAAATACCTTATCTTCTATAAACATTTTAAATTGTTGTTCATTTAATCTTATAATTTTCATATTATGCACTTATTTCCTTAGACCATTTTTCTGACCATATTGTCCAATATGATTTTAATTTTTGAAGTGTTTCAATAACAGAATCTGTTAAATGTAATTGTTCTGATGTTATATAAACTGATTCTATATCATCTAATGAATAAATCCATGAAATATTTTCTTTTATAAGTTTACCACTCCACTCCACATTATCACCATAAATTTTAAATTCTCCATATTCAACTGGAGAAGAAACAGAAGATTCAAATTGTTCTTTTTCTTCTTGTAATTCTTCATCCGTTAATTCTTCATCATCTTCTCTTATAAGTGATTGTTGTTTTTCACCAAATAAAAGATTATCTTCTTTTTTTTCATTGTTACTATCATTATAATCCTCTTTAATTAATTGAGATTGAGGTTGGTTTTTAGTTTTATTATATTCTTTCATTTTTTTGATAAGAGATTTCATTTCATCATATCCATTAATGGTGTTAGTGTTTTTCATAATATTTTGTATTTTTTATATAAATATCCCTTAAAACTAAAATAATTCATTTTTTATTTGGATATATCAAATATTTTACTTACCTTTGTATTATTAAACTTAAAACTTAAAAACAATGAAAAACAAAATGATAACAAATCAAACATTAAACGCAATTAAAGAAAACATAATTAATGGGGCCAAAGAAAATTTTATTAATGATGGATACCTTGCCCCTGTTGCCATTATTCTTCCCAAAATAGGCGAATTGAAAATGATTCTTTTAAATCTCTCCACCATTGAAGAAAAAGAAAAAACAGAGTTATTTCTTAAAGAATATGTTATAAATAATAATGCTTTAATGATAATGACCATTTCGGAATGCTGGATGAAAAAAATGGATAAAAAAGAATTTGAACTTATTGGGGGGTCATTAAAAAATGTTGAGGATAAAACAGAGGGGGTTATTATTACATTTGAAACTGCATTTACCTGTGAATTAATTCAATTTGAAATTGATAAAGAAAAACAAATTTTACATAATGAAATGAGAAGCACAGAATATGAAGGTAGATTTTCAAATATTCTCAAAAAACCAATAAATGAAAATTAATCAATAGTTAAATTGGAAAGAAAATAAATGATATTGGGATTTTAAATGCTTATTTTTTTAACTATTATTTATTTAAATCATCCACTATATAAATACCTGTTAAATAAGCAAAAGACTAATTATTTTTAAAAAAAATTTAGATTAGAGTCCCTCTATTATTGTAGAAAATAATTGTGAAGTATCAATTACTTCTTTAATTTGTCTTACTTCATGTGTTGGCTCATTAAAGTTTGGTGAAAGTATTTCAAATTCATTAAATTGTTTATAAATATTCTCATCAAAATCATAAATTGTTCTCATCCCAGAACTTAAATCTTTAACTTGATTCCCATATAAACCTATGGCCAAAGTATCAATAGAGTGTGAAGTTAATTCTACTTCGATCATCAATGGATTAAAGAAAGTATTTGATATAATTATATCAGTATTTGGTTGCCCTATAATTGGAATTGCATTGCTTTTTATGCTTGGTGCAGAACTCGGAGTTAATGTACAAAAAACTAAACTACCTGTAGAAGTAAAGCGATATTTCACTGCTTTTTGTGTAACTGTTTCCAAATTTTCGGTTACAGGCTCGCAACGATTATTCGATGTTATTATCCTAAATAAATTAGGAATTTTACTGCCATCTGGATTTAAATATTCGATCCTATATCCAACTAATTGTTGATCAGAAAGTTTATTTTGAAAATCAGATAAATCAGATCTATTAGAATCTAAAATAATTCCTTTAACATCAGGAATTGAACTCAAATTTCCACAATCAACAATTTTTGTTTTAAATTCTTTTGGTCTTATAACAATATTATAAAATCCTTTTATATTGAAATTTGCTGCTGGTAATTTTAAGCCATATAAACCTCCCAATATTTGATTTGGTTGATCTGGGTGATTTACAGGAGTTAAAACATCATTTGGGTCCAATCTGTTCACAGAGCCCAGAATTACACTTTCTCTTGATGGGGAGAAAGTATAAAATATTTCTACGGATGAGATATCGGGATTTGCACTACGAATTACGCCATAAGATCCAGTTGACATTTTAAGTATATTTTTATATAAATATTATCTAAATTAATTTATTGTTCTGAAATTATAAAATATTTTCTTTGATATTTTATTAAATGCCCCACCCCCATTATTTCTGCTAATCTATAATGATTTTCAAAAACACTCAATTCGTTTCTATCAATAAAAATATCACTATCTATTTTAGGTAATTGAACCAACCCCATTTTAATTTCTTCTTTTATTGCTGGAAGTAAAGTGGTATTATATATATTCCAACCAGAAAATACGGTTATATTTGATGGAAGAAAATCAGATGGTATTTTAAAATTTGTTTCATTATTATCTATAAATGTTTTATAATCGATTGGGGTAAGAGTATAGTCAATAAATCCTCTGTTAGTATTGATATCTGTTCCACTAAATCTTACCCACTTATTTCCCGGTTCTGGTTTATTTACAATAAATGGATCAAGTAATTGAAATCTTTTTACTTCATTTAATTTACTGTCGGTTTCACCTGTTATAACATAATTTTGATTTGTAATAAAATCACTTAATTGAAAATTTTGTGATATCCCTGTTGTTATAATTATTCCAGAACCACTATTATCAGTACCACTATATTCTGATAAAATAACATCAGTTATTTGCCCAGTAGTAATATTTACTATATCAGCAAAATTTAACCCAGGAATTGATTTATTTATTTTATATACTGTTTTATCAAAATTGGGATTTGGTTTTGGCATAATCATCTGTACAATAACAGTATCTATTATATTACCAAAAGATATATTTAATTCTGTTCCTATTTGTATTTCAGGAAATAAAACTGAATTATCTTCAATTCTTATAAAAAAATTACCAAATACCCCCAGATACATACCAATATCTGAAAATATCTGACCATCACCTTTTGCCAGTTGATTACAATTACCAAATATTTCCTTATTAATTTCTTCAGTTATATCAGTATAAAGTCCAATATTATCATATGATTGTTTTAAAAATATTCCAATCTTCAAATCTGGTTGAATAAAATTTGGTGGAAATATTGTATTCCCAGATATTGTTAAACCATTTAATATTATTTTTCTTTTTATAAGTTCCATTTTTTAATTATTGTCTATTACAACTTCAATTATTGTCAAACGACTTACTGGTTTACTTTGAAAAGTAGATTGAACAGCATCTATAATTTCATAAGTATTATTTTTATTAAATATAAATTTAAAATATAAAAATTCATCTTTATAATCATTAGCATTAACTTTACCAGAACCACTTTTTACAGGATTAAAAAAGGATATTCTTTTCCCTGTTTTAGCATTAAAAAAAGTTAATTTCATAAAAATATCTTTTGGAAAATCAATATCTTTTAAATAATATAAAAAATAACCCTCATCTCCAGGATTAATTAAAAATCTGGATATAATTGATATTCTGTCTATATTTTGATTAATAGGTATTGTAGGAATAATGGTACTAAATAATTTAGTTTGTGTTCTTGAATCCATTGAATCATAAAAATCCATCACATAAAAACTATTTGAAAATACCTTTTTTAATCTGTCATCATTTGAAGTTCCATCAGTGTTAAAACCAATATATTTATAATCAAGATAAAAAGTTTCAGTATCACAATCATAAAAATTAATACGGAATTGAATTGGTTTTGGAAATAAAATAGGTGAATATCTAACTTTTTCTAAATCTTTATTTATATTTACAGATTTTCTCTTTTCTTTTCTTATAAGTTCTTCAATTATTTCTGAATTATCCATCGGGTCAAATTCCAAATTTAATGGAATTATTATATTTGTATCTCCACTTGCGGTTAATATTTTATATTTTAAACTCATGTTAAATTAACATTTTTTTGGATCATTATTATCAGTTTGATTTTTATTTTCCTCATCTTTGGAACTTGTTCCTGGGCCACTTGGCCCTGGTTCGGGTGTAGATTTATCACCTTCTGCAATACATTTATCTTTTGCATCCAATGGGGACCCCGTTCCACTTCCAAATTTATTGGTAACTTCAATTGTAGTAGAATCAATTGGTTTTATTGTCATAAACTTCCCACCACCAAAATCAACATTATTAATTGGTGATACCTTTCTCACATATAAATTATAATTATCATATAAATAATGATGATCATTAATAAATGGATAATCAACACCATCTCCATCTTCTATTTGACCAATATCTAATAAATCTTTCCATTTCATATTTCCCTCATTATCTACTTTACTTGCATAAGTTGGAATTCCAATTGTTGTCCCAGTATTTCCTATTTCAATATTGCTAGAAAATTTTTTAATATCTATTTTATAAAATGGTTTATAATATTTTATGCTTCCAGTTTCTAAATAAACAATAATATTATCAATAACAACAGAATCTCTAGAAATCCCATTACTATTAAAAGTAAAATCAAATCCCAAATTTCCGTTTTCTGTACATTGTAAAACCTCTGTATATGTTCCAACTAATGTTCTAATAGTACCTAGGTTATTACCACATTTTACTCTTACTTCTAATTGTCCATATGATGGATTTGGAACGCTAGTTATATCAAAACTAATTGTATAAAATTTATCTATTTCTAGTTTATTAATACTAACAGAACCTGCCCAAATTCCCGATGTATTACCATATATATAAAATAATGAATTATTAAGTATTAATATAGTATTTAATGATGTGACTGGATTCAATAATTTCAACCACCCCTTATCATAATTATTATCAAAACTATCTTCAAATATAAGATCACCACATTCATTATATCCAAATTTATGAAATCTTGTACTGACAATTTCTTGAGTTAACAAATTATGATCAAATAATACTTCATCCCCAATATATGATTCTCCTATATTTTTTGTAAAATTACTAACTGAATCAGTATAAACCCTATTAAATCCTTCTTCTAACTCAATCATTTTTGTTGATCCAGATTTAACAATACCTAAATATAAGTCTGAAATTGGTCTTCCCAAATAATCTTTTAATCCAGATATTTCAATATCCTTATTAAAAATAAATTGAACGATTTGATCATTAAAAATATTTTTTTCAAACCCAGATTTAAAAACACTATAATCATTAACATCTGTTAATATTTTAAATAATCTTCTGTATTTCTTTTTTGATAAACTTTTAGTTTTTATAACTATATTATCAATATCTAAATCATTTCCTATCCCATTTTGAAAACTAAAAGCTATAACATTATTAAATGTAGGAATTAATCTTTCGCTATATACTCCATTTGCACTTCTAAAAGTTCCAACAGTATTTCCAAATCGCACTCTTACTCTTCCATTATTTTTAAGATTTTTTACTTCATATGTGATTTCATATTCTATATCAATATCAATAATGTTTTCTATTACAGCAATAGGACTATTATTAACTCCACTATATCTCATTACTCCGTCAATTATTTGTAATGCCGATGTATTTTGTCCAGCAAATCCCCACCCTTTATTGACATTATTATAAAATGTATCTTCAAAAATAATTTCATCAAATCCATCGCTTATTGTATCAGAACTAAAAGGATAAAGAATCTGTATTACCCAATTATTCTTGTCTAATAAAGTAATATCATTATTTGATATTTCTTTAAATTTTTTAGTAAAAAATATAGTATCCTCTGGGCTTGATGAATTAATATTAGTAATTTTTGTAATTTCATCATATGTTAATAAATTTATTTTACCATATATTCTATATTGTGTTGACCTTTGCCTTTCAATATTAAATTGTTCATCAAGATTAAATAATGAATTAATATCCCCCTCTCTTAATAATCTATTTTTACTTTCAAGATTTAATTTAATTTGAAAATCTTGATCCGTAGATAATAAATGTTTTTTACTGGATAATAGATGCTGAGTCATTATGAAAAAAATTTTTGTTTAACTAAATCTAAAGAATTCGTGGTTCCTCCACCCATTCCAAAATAAAAATAAAAAGAAAATTTTGAATTATTGGTAGAATTATATAATGTTTTCATATTACTACCTTTATGTGTAATAGATGAATCATAATTACCTCCACCATTATTTTCACACAGCCATTTTCTAATATTATCATCAAAAGTTTCTGATGTTATATCTCCATTTGAATTTATAGTTATTTCTTGTCCAATTTCACAAGTTCTTGTAATTATTTCTTCTCTTCCAGATTTTACTATTTGACCACTAATGCCTGTTCCATCAATATCGGTATTGGTCTCAAAAAATCCTTCATTTTCATAACCTGGCAATTTATAACTGCTGTATGGTAATTTATCAAATAAAAATAAAGCATCTGGATTACTAAATTCTTCTGTATCTTTAGTTATACTACCCAAATCAGTTATATTTGTTGCAAATAAAAAAACATTTGGGGCAGAACCCGCATGAGAAGCATAAAATGGATTTGTACCTCCTGGAACCCAATCAATAAAACCACCATTAGGACCAAAATTATATTGAGTGGCAGAATTGTTTTCAGTAAATCCAGAGTTATCTATGATAAACTTATAACCTTGGGGAGATCGGAAACTAAACCATGAGTTCGCATCACTACCATTAGATGGAAGTGTTTTAAAAATAAATGAATATAATGAACCATTAACCCAATTATTATAAAAATCATAAGATTTTTCATAACTCTCACTTATAAATTCACTAAGAGAATCATTTACAATAGCGCCTGCATCATATTTAAATGCAACATATGTTGGAATTGAATATCTGATATTATCCTTTATTCCTGTTAAATTAGTATTAATTCTATTAAATGGAAATTTTAATGACCAAGGGCACTCATTGCCTCTTTGAATTCCTAAAAACCTTCTTATTCGTATTAAATTGCTTGAACCATTATATCTAGGAATATATTGCCTAACAGTATATAATCTTTTCCATTTCATTCTATAATACTCTGCGTCATTCTCCCCAAAATGATTACCCATATTTGGGATGCGATAATATCCAAATCTTTTATCCCCAATTAAATCATTCGGATGATTTTTTTCAAATCTTATTACAAATCTAACATCTATCTCTGTGGGAAGACCTTTAAATACATCTGATGAATCCACTAATTTACCAAATTCATCTGTAAATTTTCTAGATCTATTCATTGGTATAGAAAATGCCCAGTCTCCATGTCTTCCATTTATGCCAAAATCTTGGGTAGGAAGAGATTCTATAGTACCATCTTCTAATTTTGTTGCAGCAAATACCTTACCAAAACGAGGATCTGGATGAATATGGCATGCATTATTTCTTTCCCCCCATTTATCTGCGTCCGGTTGAAATACGTCTCCATCTGTTTCAATATAATTATTCTCATGATCAGCATAAATGCTACCAAAAAATATGGAACTTGGTGTTATTTCAAAATTTTGAATATCAAAATCTGTTCTGACAATTCCTATTTCACATTGTTCTGAATTACCCCAAAATGGTAATATTTCCACAGATTTATTCTGTGTAACTATTTGTGTTAATTCATTTAAATTTGTTGATTTTTTAAACCTTGTATTACTTTCAAATAAATTTTCACTATATCCTTTTTCAATTAATTCAGATGGAGTTGAACTGACAAAACCAATATCACTAAAATCCACATCCATATGAATTGTGTGTGTACCAACTGGAATCCCCATTATCATATAATCCCCAGAACTATTTGTTGTTGTAGTAAATTTATAATATTTTTCATATACTTCCAAAACAAGGTCATTGTCCAAAATTTCTCTTTTTGACGGAAATGTTCCAACTGGTTGATGAGTTGTTCTTTGTTTTTCTTTGGATAATAAATTATATCTTATGCCATCTTCATTTTTATCTGTAACCCCTTTATATGGATATAAAAAATTAATTAATTGATTATTTTCATCTTCTTCTGATAATGGAATAAAAACAGATATTTTACAATTTGGAATACCAAAACTTTTTGTTGAAACTCTTCCCACAATACAGCCATAATCTGCACACATGCTTCTAAAAACATCTTCTTGTCTTAATTTTATAGATAATATATCTAAAGTATCAAAATCACTTGTTAGATATACCTTAATATATTTATCTGGACCATTTGGGGTGGTCCTGATTCTTATGGATTTATTTTCCTTCATATATGATTGTTTTTTATATATAAATATTTCAAATTTAATAATTTTTAATAAGGACTATTGACTTTTTCAAATATTATGTTTATCTTTGTATTATATATTAAAAAAATAAAGAACAATAAAATGAAATTTTTATTGCTATTCTATAATTTTTAAAATTAAATAAATTATGAAGAATATATTAAATAAAATTGGAATGTTTTTGACCAAAAAACTTCATTTATTGTTAGTTGTTTGTAATTTTTTTAAAAAAACAGTTTATTTCTTTGACACATATTTTAAAAAGATACAGTACAAACAATTTACAGAGTTATATTTAGAAACAATTTCTCACTCGACATCTTTAAGTATGTTGGTATATACTGACAAACCAGACAAAGAAAAAATAGAAGAGATAAGAAAAATGAGTGATGATTTTGTTAAACTTACACAGAAATATTCAAAAAAATACAACTTACCAAAATCTATATTACCTTCCTGACAAGTAAACGTATACAAAGTTTCCTTCATCATCATTATTATCACTTATTGCTAGACCCCTGACAGTAATGTTTTCCTTAATTTTCTTTGATTCTTCTATTGTTGAACATTCTATTACAGTTTTTGGATCTGGCAATTTATTATATTCATCAATATTGTTAGATAAACTTATTTTCCAAGTTCTCTGTACTTGACCTATTTTATGATGATTATGAATAAATCCCACCAGGACCAATAAATTATAATTCATATTACTTTTTTTATTCAGGGACACGGATATTCTCCATCACATTTTTTACATTTATAATCATATTCTTTTTGTCGATGAGTCCATTCTATTAATTCTTGTTCAGTTTGTGATTCATGACGTTGAATCTCAATACTTGACCCACTACCGTGACTTAATTTACCATCAGTACAAAAGGTTAACCAATATCCATCCTTTTCACATATATAACATACTTTTTTAACACATCCTGGACTAATAATCAAAATAATTATCAACCCTGAAAACAAGATTTTTATTTTTTTCATAACAATAGGATATTATAATTATTAATTGACAAAGTAATTCATTATTTGTGAATTATCAAAATAAAATATTATTTTTGTAAGATTTATTTTATTCTTTTATGTTTCGAAATTACAAACTCACTCAAAAAAACATATTAGACTATGACAAATATTAAAATAACTGAATGTCCCTACTGTAAAGAGGAAATTAAAGAGGGTGCCATAAAATGTAAACATTGTGGATCTGAATTAGAGACAATTAAAGATTATTCTGGGGGTAGTTATAGTACTATGATAATAAGGGTAATATTCATTACTTTATTTAACCTTCTTTTATCTTGGGGTATTATAACATGGTTAGCCAGTGATGGAAGTAAAAATAATATTTTAAGTACTGTTAAACCAGTATATTCGGTTACTAATGACTTAATTGGTTATTATTCTGATTGGTCACCTTTTTTGGGACACTATGCACATTTATCTATTATAGGTTGGTTTTTAATGTTGTTAATTTTTAGTGGTTTAGAATATTTTTGGGTATATAAAAAAATACGCAGATTTACGCAAAAAAGAGAGGGATTAAAAACCGAATGAATCAAAGACAGATTTACAACAAATTCCTGGAAAGTATAAGAAATAAATTTAGAATAAATATTAAACCAGTTAAACCTGATTATTCATCTGAATCTGAACGATTAAGAAATTTACCTAAAAAATATCCTACGGAAATACCAAATAAAAATGTACTCAACCACATAAAGAATTTAACATTAAGTGAATGGATTACAATTATTATTGGAATAATATCACTCATACTTATGACCATATTTTATTAATAAACATTTCGGTATAAAAAACTACAAACAACAAAGGGTTTAAGAAATGGTGGGGACCGTGGTTGTATTAAGTTTTGTAATTTCTATTTAATTTTGTTCGTTTGACTGGATTGTGAGTTTTTAAACCACCACTTCTCAAACCCTTAAAACGTTATTTTTTTAATATATAATACAAAGATAAACATAATATTTGAAAAAGTCAATATCTTTAAAATTATTTTTTTCTTACTTTTGGAACTCTCCAATTTGGGGAAGAACTTGATTTTGACCTATTCATTGCCTTCTCCTCTTGTTTTTTAATTTCATCATTTTCTTCAATTAAATGATTGATAAAAAACTTTCTTTCATGGACTGGCATATTCATAACATCCGAATATGAGAAATTTCCATGTTTTACCAGAGCATAAATCTCTTTCCAAATATAAACTTTATATTCATCACTTCTTAAGAAGGAAAAAAAAAATCTATGCTCATTGGAACTTGTTGTTTAAAAACATTACCATTTGGAGATTCAAACTCATATGTAAAGTCAACTCCAGGTTCAATTTTATCAATATATTTTCTAAATGCCAAAGAATCTGATGCTGGCATATTTTCAACGAATTGAGATATCCAGATTTTATCTGTTTTATCCTCAACTCTTGTTATCATTGTTGATAATCTTGTTGTTAATAAATTTGATATTCCATTGGAATTTTTACTTAATTTTGAAAGACTTTCAATCGTTTTAAGTATTTGTTGCTCCAGTCCTGCAGTTAATAGCTTAAATTTAATTTTTTTCTTTAATTTAGGGAGGGTGAAATCAAATTCCATATTTTCATCTGGTTCTGCCCCCAATCCTTTTGTTTTTAATTTTGATAAATCAACTTCAGTTTCAAACTCCTCTCCACTATTGGGGTCAGTGACTTTAACAGGATATTTTTCACCATAACCAGTACATCTGAGAAACACCATTATTGCATTTCTATCACCAACCAATAAATCAGAAGGTTTAATATCCTTGTCTATAATACACACTTCTAAAAGTTTATCAAAAACAGTTCCGCTTCGGACCAAATTTGGTGATGTTAAGATATTCTCGCATTTAGTTGTCATAAATGCTACCTTTATTCTATCTTTTTTATTTGGATATAATATCCCATCCGATGGAAGTGGGACAATATCATACATTTTTTCAAATTCATTTTCTGGTTCCGTAAAATATTGTTTTGATTGTGGTACTAATTTTTCTGCTGTTTCCATGTTTTTTAATATTTAGTATTATAGTTATTATATGTATAAATATATCAACATTAAATTTTTTTAACTAATTTTTATTAATATCAAATTTTCTTAATGATGTTTTATCACCCCTTACCCACGAATTTTTGTATCTTTCCTCTTTGTTTGAACAACTTTCACATAATGTAACAATCCATCCTGTCGTATGTCCGACATTTTCTGTTGTCCCACATTTTTCACAAATATGATATGACATATTCTCTGCAAGTTGAATCATTCCATCTATACGATTATCCCCACCATTTGTATAAAAACATAAAGCACCGAACTTTTCCTTCACTTGGACTGCCTCAACTTGTGGAATCTTTAAATGTTCATTTAAATCAATATAACTTTGAATTGAATTACATAATTGATCCAATAAAAAAAACCAACCTTCATCAGTATCAATGCCCCAGCACATGCAAGTTTCCATCATTGACAAATCCTTTTGTCTGAATATTTTAGGATATTTGTTAAATAATTTTTCTTGTAATTCTTTAGTCATAATATTTAAATTTAATATAAAGATAAATAGTTTTTTGAAAAAAGTAAAGAATAACTGATTATTTTAATTCTTTTATCAGTTGTTCAACAACCTGAGTTCTATTATTTTTTATATCATTTTCCCAAAATCTTAATAATTTGATATTATTATTTTTACATAATTTATTTTTATATTTATCATTTCTCAATGTTTGTTTTTGTATATTATATTTGGGTTCTGGATGAATATTTGGGTTACAGTGATACCAATCACCATCAACTTCAATTAAAATATCTTTATTTGGGATATAATAATCAAACAAGCTATTATTCAAATTATATTGATTTATAAATTCTATATTTAATGTTTTTAATATTTTATCAAATTCTTTTTCAAGATTACTTTTCTTTTTATGCTGTTTAGAACGAAACCATTTTATTCTTCTCTTTCTTGCATCATCTCTGTTTTTAGGGTCTGACCAATATTTTATTACTCCTACTCTAGTCTTTTCTATTTGTTCTTTGGTTCTTTTAATACCAGTTAATGCTATTGATAATTTTCTTGATCTTTCTGGGGTATTTATTTTTTCAGAATATAGTTTAACTCTTTCATCTGTTTCTTTTGTTAAACCTTTATTCCATATAACAATTTCTCCAGATTCATGCATTTTTCTTTGTGTATTTGCTGATTTTATTTTTTCTTCTGGTGTATGTTTTAAATTACATTTAATTCTTGCAATATGCCCTCGTTTATATTCTCTAAAACCACTTTTATCACCTAAAAATTTAGTGATCTCACCACACCCACACTTACAAGTTGGAGATATATTATTTAATTTGAATTGAATATATGTTTGTTTTGATGAAATTTTATGTGATCTTGATCTGTGCCGCCTTAAACTACTATATTTTTTAAAACCAATATTACATTCTGGACATTTATACGGATAATTTATTCCTTCTTTTTTTAATTTTCTTTTTATATGATTTTTTGTTCTACATTTACTAGAACAATATTTGGCAACGCTTATTCTTGATAAAAATTCATCGTTACAAACTATACAAATACATTTAAATCTGAGTGAATATCTATCTTCTTTTTTATTTTCCATAAATCCTTTTTATTATAAATAGTTGAATATAACAAAAAGGAATGGTTATTGTGGAGAAATTTTTAAATTAATTTTATAAAAAAACCAGTTGGAAAATCAATAATTCGCAATAGCCCTAAAGTACCGGAGCGTAATTTGCACATCCATTAATCCGTCATCTTCATAACTTAAATCTCCAAAATCTGCTGATTGAACCCATGCATTTTCCAACAACCATTTTTCAATTTCAATTCCTGTTGGGTCTAATCCTTTTAACACAATATTTTTCATATAACCAGCAGCATATCCCATTCTACCTGTAACAGATTCAGTACACAACCTTATCCATTCCATTATTTTTTGAGATGAACTTGGGCCAATTGGGTCAATAAAAGTAATATCTATTGGCTCCCATAAGTACCTGCCAGCAACCCAAGTAGAAGTATTCATATATGGAATTTCTACTTCATTAACAGTATATTTTGGTCTTCCACCAGATCTAACTACCCAGTGATCAATTATAGAACCATTATCAAATTCAAAAACAAATCTATTTTTCCTTTTTGGCTCGTAATCTATAGGAACTCGGGTAAATAATTGTGCCATGTTATTATAATTTTAATTTAAATATTATTATTCTTAATTATAAATATCATCAAGTTAAAAAAATTACAAAATATTTTTATTATATTCTTCAATTAATTGTTTTAATATTTGATTCCTATTGTCAAATCTTTTAAATAATTCTTCTTTTGTTATGGAACACTTATCATGTTTGCCAATATTTTTCTTATACGGTAACATATCAAGATTAACAATATCACCAATAATATAAATAGGAATATTTTCTTTAAATCCGGCATTTCTTGAAAACATATGTTCTAACCAATATCCTCTGTTTGCCCTTTTTTCATTATTTTTTAATAAATATAAAGGCTGAGTTCTACTATAACTATCAATTCTTTTTCTATATAATTTAAAATCTGGCATTTGTTTAATATATTTATCATATGGTATTCCAGTTACTGACTCTATCATTTGTATTCTATTATTATAATTTTTATTTCCATATTTTTTTAACTTTGTTTCCTCTGATTGTTCTCTATTATTATAATTTTTATCACCATGATTTTTTAATTTTGTTTGTTTGGATTTTGTTTTAACTTCTTCTAATTGAGCAGGGAGTTTCCCATCATATTTTTCTAAACAATTTTTTTGATAAGTTTCAACCATTTCATTCCACCTTCCTTCCATTGTTTTTAAAAATTGTACTCTATTATTAAATGTCTCATTATCATAGCGTTCTTTTTTAGTTAATTTACATTTAAAAGATGAGCATTTTGGAGAACAAGAATATTTACCATATCTATTGATACTTTGAATATAAGTATTATATCTTATTTCTTTTTCTTTTTTACAAATATCACATTTAACTTTTATTTTTGATGGACTTTTTTCCATTAAATGTTCAGGCAAAACTTCTATTCTATCTTTTACATTAACACTATATCCCAATTTTATAAAATGATACAAATTTGTAGAAACAATTCCTATTTCTATTTTTTGATTTGGTATAATCATAATTCTTTTTTTAAATAAAACCCCCCACTATATCCATTGAACACTTTGCTAACATAGATAGATAGGAAAGATGAATATAAGAAGGGTTTTTAATATGTTATTTTCACCTATGTTTTTATTAAAAGTGTTCAATATATAAATATCATCAAATTAAAAATATTTGATAAAATATTAGGAAATGTCATTTATTTTACTTACCTTTGTATTATATTTCATATAAAACAATAATAAATGTATCAAATACAGTACAATAAGATGAAAAACCAAATAGAAATAACGTCCAAAACAAACATAGATAATCTTTCAGGTTATAATGATATTTTTATAACCTGGCTACCCAATGAATCCTTTATTAATATCTTAAATAAGGTAATAGAACTTAAAAACAAGGGATTTAACCCAATTCCTCACATTCCAGTTCTAAAAATTAAAAATAAAAAAGAACTTAAATTTATATCTCATATTTTATCTAAATACACAAATACTTTATTACTTATAAGAGGTTCAGGAAAACAAGAAGGAGAATTCAATACCGTTGAATCTGTCATAAAAACAGGGATTTTAAATAATTTTAAAATTGGGGTTGCTGGGTTTCCTGAAGGAAATGGTAATCTTGACTATAATCAAACTTTAAATATTTTAAAACAAAAGTCATCATACAGTGATTTTGTTGTTACACAATGGTCATTAAATAAAAAATCTATTAAGAGATTTTTGGATGAATCACCATTACCAGTTTATCTTGGTATCCCCAATAAATGTAATTTAAAACAATTATTAAAATTCAGTAAATTATGTGGTATTGAAAATAGTATTAAATATTATATTAATAATTCTAAAATTAATTTATTAAAATTAATGATTAATGGATTTAATCCTTCTGATATTATTAACGAATTTAAAAATCATAAAAATTTAAAAGGATTTCATATATATAGTTTTGGAAAAATATAAAAATATTAAGTAAATGAAAACTATTAAAGAAACATGTTACAAAGGAACAAGAATACTTGTAGGTAATGAAAAAAGAATCATAATAAACAAAATGTGTGATTACTTAATCAAAAAAAATTATGAGGAAATCTCAATTCCCATTATTCAGATGCAAGAAATATTTGCAAATAAAATTGGCAAAGAAAATAACAATCTAATGTTTAATTTTAGTGATAATGGAAATAGAAATATTTGCTTATCTCCAGAATATACTGCAGTAATTCAAAAATTATCAAACACTCAATTCAAATTTCAAAACGACATAAAGTTATTTTATATCCAAGAATGTTTTAGGGGTGAAAAACCTCAAGCAGGAAGATACAGACAATTCACTCAATTAGGTGTGGAAATTATTAATCCTAAAAAAAACTATTTGGAAGAATTAATAGTTATTGCAAGCGATTTAATAGAATATTTTAAAATAAATGAATTTAAGATAAACAGAAATGTTACAAGAGGGTTAGAATATTACAAAGAAGGAAAAGGTTTTGAGATTTATTATGATAAATTAGGAAATTCAAAACAAATATGTGGTGGTGGGGAATATAATGGTGGGGTTGGTTTTGCTATTGGAATTGATAGATTAATTTCTTTTTTTATAAAAAATTAGTTTTAAAATATTAAAAAAGTTTAAATAACAAATAATAGTCCCACCGATATTAAAAATAATATTGTTCTGTTTAATGGTGTCATGTATTTGGTCCAAAAAGATGTTGATGTTGTTGATTGCGCAAACCATTTTTTTGAATATAAATTATCATAATTATATATTTTCTTTTTTAATATGTGCCTTGTTGTATAATATGACCCATTATGGAAAAATGAAAAATTCAAAATTAATGACAATAATAATAAAAAATTAAAATCTGATAAATAAAATAGCATAAAACACACCATAGATCTTTGAATAACGAATATGATGTGTTCGTTAAATAATTTTTCTGAATAAAGATTATAATGATGATAAAATATAGCATCTCTAATTCCCTCTACAATTGAATATAATACCCAAATTATAAAACAAATATAAATCATTATCTATTTTTTTTAAGTGATTTGAATAATGAAACAATCAATTTAATTAAAATAATTAATGCGAAAGCAATAAAAACCCCAAATCCAATCATGTGTAATCCTGATAATGATAGGACTAAAGATAATAGTGCCAGCCATAATTCAGGATAAAGTAGAAATATTTCTTTAATTATTTTCATTATTATTAATTTTTTTATTTTCTTCTTCTGTTTTAATAAATCTTCTTACTGCTTCCATTGTGAGTTCTTTTCTATGTTGCCAATATGCATCATCCTTTTTAATTTTTGAAATATCAAATTCTTCATAACCTTCTATTAAATTTTGTTTTGATTTTTTAACAAATTTCCAAAAATATTTTTTTTTATCATGTGATATTCCCTCCCTTTCTAAAACATATCCATGATCTAATATTATGGGAATTAAATTTCTATAAGGGTTTAATAATTTTTCATCTATATAATCCTCATAAGTTTCAATAAAAAATATATCTGGTGTTTCCATTGTTATTAATTTTTTAAACATTTCTTTTCTTTTATTATATTTTTTTAGATTTTATTGATGTATTATTTTTTATATTTTTATAAAAATATTTACCTTTACTGGGATTTTTTAAAAAATTAAGATATTGTTGTAAGCTCACTGGACTATATTTATAAACCCCCCCATGATGAAATTTTAATACCAATGTTTTTAATTCTTCATCATATCCAATTTCTTTTATGTTTGAAGACCTGGGAACAGAAACCATTTTTATGTTATTTTCCATGTTATTAATTTTTATTTTATTATATCGTAATGATTATAATTTTCATATTCTTATATAAATATTTACTTATATTAAAAAAATTTAATAAAATATTTGGTTTTCTCATTTATTTTATTTACCTTTGTGATTAATTAACTTAAATTATTAACTAAAACACTAAAAAAATTATGAAAAAAGGACTATTAATATCCCTAATTATTACAGTAATAGTGGGGGGTGGATTGTTTTTCTCTTATACGGGGGCTAACAACAAAGAAATAAAATTACGTAAAAATGTTGAGGCGCAACAAGATGTTTGCAAATCAAATTTTGATAAAATGTTTAAAACAATAGCAAAAATGGCACAAGTTCCGACAAAATTTATGGAAGATGCCAAAGAAGCATTTAAAGAAATCTATCCCAGCTTAATTGCTGGAAGATATGATAATTCAAGAGGTGGGGCATTAATGTCATGGGTACATGAACAAAATCCACAATTTGATATGAAAGCAGCTGGAGTATTATATGAAAATCTACAGATTGCAATTGAATCAAATCAACAGGAATTCTTTTATGAACAAAAAAAACTTATTGATTATAAAAGAGAACATTCAACATTTATTAATATGTGGTGGAATAGTCATGTTTGGAAATTATCTTCAAGAGGTGATGTTGAGATAACAACCATTACTTCTGATAAAACTGAAGATGTATATAAAACAGGTAAAGATAATGATTTAAATGTATTTTAATTAATTTATTTTAATATTTAAAATTATGAAAAAAAATTGCAGATAACTCTCACAGGAAGATGGCAAAACATTTAAAAATAAAGACAGAAAGTGATAATGATGTCCATTTTAATGGAGTATTTGATGACCATACATTATGCGGATTAGACACGAATGGTGATAGCCATTTAAGAATAGGGATACCAATTGAGGTTAAAACAAAAGTAAATTGCAAGCAGTGTATATCGTTAATATCATACTGTTATTCTATAAAAAAGAGCGAATGGATAAACTAATAACACCCCCTGTTGATTTACCATAAATAAAATGGATTTTCAATTTATATTTCTTGCATTACTTATTCCATTATTTACTGCCATAATTTTATGGTTTTGGTTTAAACATCAAACTGTATGGTGGGAGTTTTTTATTCCATTTGCTGCATCAATTATAATAATTCTTATATTCAAATTTACAGCAGAATGGTCAAGAACAAGAGATATTGAATATTGGGGAAGTTCAGTAGTAATTGCAGAATATTATGAAGATTGGAATGAATACATTCATCGAACTTGTACATGTTGTTGTGATGATGAGGGCAATAATTGTTCAACTTATGATTGTTCTTATGTTGATTATCATTCTGAATATTGGATAATAACAGATTCTAATGGAGAATCAATAAGAATAACTGAAAAACAATATAAAGAACTTGTTAATAAATTTAAAAATGAAATATTTGTTAATCTTAATAGACATTATTATACCAATGATGGAGATAGATATGTTTCTACATGGGATAAAACAGATGAAAAATTAGAACCTGTCATTACAGTACATAATTATGAAAATAGGGTCCAAGTATCAAATAGTGTTTTTAATTACCCGGAAGTGTCTAAAAACGATATTAAAGAGTATAAATTATATGAGTATCCAGAAATATATGAAAATTATAAACAAAAATGTATTTTGGGTAAAAGTGATGATAGTATTCAAAATTTAGCTGAAAGAAAATTACAAATATTAAATTCAAAACTTAGTTTAAAAAAACAAGTTAAAGTTTTTATTCTTTTATATAATAATTTACCTGTTATATCAGCAAATTTACAAGAATCATATTGGAAAGGTGGTAATAAAAATGAATTTATTATTACCATTGGAATTGATGATAAAATGAATGTTAAATGGTGTAAACCATTTTCATGGACAGAAGTTGCTGAAATTAAAATAAGAGTTAGAAATTTTGTTGAAAAACAAGATAAATTAAATTTAAATGAATTAAGTGATTTTTTATATAAAGAAATAGATGATAAATTTATCAGAAAACAATTTAAAGAATTTTCTTATTTATCTGTTGAACCAACAGATGGTCAAACTATTGCTGCATTTATAGTAACATTGATTATAAATATATTATGTTCGTTATTCGTTATTAAAAATGAAATTTGATAAAATATTTGTTTATTTCAATTATTTTACTTACCTTTGTATTCTAATTAACTTAAATTACTTAACTTAAAACTTAAAAATTATGACAACATTATTAATCGTTTTGTTAATATTAACAATAAGTAATATTATTTGGCTTATTTTAGATTTAACATTAAATGATGGCAAATTGTGCCAAATTCCAAGTGTTATTTTAATGTTCATAGTGATTATTGGTTGGGGGTTAGGCGCCCTTTTACCCATAAAAACAGAGGAAGTTAAAATAACTACTCCCATTGAAATAATAAAATCTTCAACAAAAGTATATGTTGAAGTTGATAATAAATCGTGGGAATATAATACTATAAATGATAGTACAGTATTTTATTATTTAATAGATTATAATATGTATGGTGGAGAACTGTATAGAGAATTAAAATATAGAATTAAAAGATGAGATATTAAGAGAAGGTTGGGGTAAATTTACAAGATTTCATTGTAAAGTGGGGTATGTTGATAGATGGATAGGAGATTGCATTAATCATCCAAATAATGAAACAAAACATCAATGGCAATTAAATTCTTTTGATACATATTATCGGTTAAATGGTGGTGAGTGGGTTAATGATAGGGAAATTGGAAGAGATATTTATATTAATTTACAACAATTTAGGGAAGAATTTTCAGCTGATGAAATTTGGGATATAACATTAAAAGAAACATTAAAAAATGATAAATAATTTAAACCTTATAAAATTATGGAAAAATCACATGAAATAATATATATTGATGATTATGCAATAATTGTCAGTGATGACGATATTGAAATTGGAGATAGGAGATTGGATTTATTTAACATGACAATAGGTTTTTGCATTAATGAAAAAGACAAAACTTTTCTAAATAAACGCCTTAAAGGTGTTGTTGTATTTAAGAAAATTATTGCATCAACTAAATTAACTTGGATACCTGAAACTCCATTGTTTAGTTTACCTAATGAAATTAATAAATTAATCAGAGAATATTTTAATGGAAGCAATTCAATCAATTTAGATATTTATGAAAATAAAGATTTTGCTGAATTTATTTACAAAGCAGTACAAAAAAAGTATTCAGAAGAAGATTTGAGAGATGCCATTATGTATGGTTATCAAACTTGCATGAGAGGAGGAAATATTGATAAAGATAAATATGTTGAATCTCTCAATAAATCTAAAAAACCTATAAGTTGTATAGTTGAATATGAAACTATTTGGGCAAGAAATACAGATAGGAATGTACCCACAGAAGCAGATTTTGATTATAAACCAAAAATAGAAAATGGTAAACTTGTAATAACGAAATTTAATTGAAAAAAATGATAAACTTTAAACAAAAATTTTCAACAGGAGATAATATAAAAGTATTATCTGGTATTGAACCTCTTTTCACTAAAATAACTAGAGTTAAATGGAATGATAAAAATAAAACATATTTCTATTATTTTTTAGATGAAGAAGGTAAAGAATGGCATGAAGATGAAAGTACAATAGAACTTGTTTAATTAAATATAAAAATGTTTATTAACCTGGCAAAACTGTAATTAAAACTTAAAAAATGAAAAATGATTTAATAGTGTCATCACATAAATTGTGTTTAAAGTTGAGAACTAAATTTAACGAAAATACTACTTTTTGGCATAGGAATGAAAACTCTATAGAAATTTATGTAGATACTTTTTTTTATGGAATAAATTATTAGATTCTGGAAAATATACAGAAAATGAATTGATTAGTTATTTTATTGAAATGTTAAAGAAAAAATATTTTGAATATATAAAAGGTAAATCAATTACATTTAAAAGAAACAATACAACCTTTTCTAAGCATTCTTTTTTTTAAAAAAAATGAAGCCAGGCGAATACGAAAAATTAATTATTAATTGTGGTGAAACAGCATTTTCAATTATTTCATTTATTAAAAATACAAGAAATAAATATAATATCCCTTTCAAAGATAAACTCATATTACATATTGATATGTTGTCAAAGGAGTTAGAAATGAGGGACATACAAGTATGCAGATGGGAAGGAAATATATCAAAATCTAATATGGGTAATCTATCAAAAATTGAATATGATTTATATGAATTATTTAAAAATGATATTTTTTTTGATTATATAAATATAGATGGTTATAATGTTTATTTAGAACTCCCCACAATAGAAAAAAAATTACAATTAAATCTATACATTAATGAAATAAAAAGATTGGAAGGTCAAAAAATAAAATATCAAAATAAATTATCCAATAAGAATTTTGTATTAAAAGCACAAACCCACATAGTGGAAGCAGAACAAAAAAAATTAACTGATACTGAGAATAAAATACAAAGTTTAAAATCCATTATTTTAATGTTTAATTGTGGAAAAGAACATTATGACTTGTTAGTAGAATTAGGTAATCATGAACAAATTAGTTGGGAGATACAATATGGGCGAGAATTACAATCAAAAATTGAAAAATATGAACCAGAATGGTTTGATGAAATTTATAATGAGCAAATAAATGAAGATGAAATTAAATTACTGCATCGTAAATTTTTTTAAATAATAACATATTATGAAATTAATTATACTTTTCTTTATTATATTATTAATTAGTTTTAATAATATAAAAACTGATGTTGATGACATTTATGAAATTAACGGAACGGTTATTGAAACATCATATAATCTCCCCGCCATAAACAGGGAAAGTAGATATATTTTATTAATATTATATAATGATATGAAAATTATAATAGATGTAAAAGATGGGAATAACATTAAAAAAGAACATATGATGATACTAATAGATAAAAAAACAAAAATTAAAGTTTTGGCCAAAATGATCAATTTTAGGACTTATACGTGTTATGCTGATAAAATTAAAATAATTGAATAAAATTATTAAAAATATTTTTTTAAGCATAAAAAAAAGGAAGACAAAATCTTCCTTTTTAGTATAAAATTTAATAATTATTAGATATTTTCAAAAGCAGCACCGCTAGCCATAACGTTAAAGTCTAAAATTATAAATTCCGCAGATTTTACTGGTTTTAACCATATAGAACCCCTCAGTTCATTTCTATCAATACTTTCTGAAGTATTATTTGTATCGTCCATTACAACCTTAAATTCTACAAGTCCTCTTTGTTGTTTAATTCCATCAAGTATCGGATTAACTAAACTTAAAAATTGATCTCTTAATTCCTGGTCATTTTGTTCAAATACCAATCTAATTGCTATTGCAGATATTAATTTACGAGTTTGTAACAACAATCTTCTAACATTGACTCTATCAAGAGCACTTTCTTTAACTTGTAAAGTTTTCTGTCCCCAGATTGTTACACCAACATCACTAAAAGTTGCAATTGGGTTAATTCTTCCTTTATATAAAGTATCTCTATCTTCTTGAGTTAATTTTCTTTTTGCTCTTTTTGCTTTAGTTAAACCTCTTGTCATACCTGCTGGTGCGAACCAAGGAAATGCAATATTGTCGGTTAAAGCAATATTTCTAACAACCTCACCTGTTGGTGGCAAATAAATATTAACACCATTTTCATTATCTCTCATTTGAATCCAAGGATAATAAGTTGCCGAATATGAACTATCAATATCAGCAGCATCTAATAAATCAACAGTATCGTCTGCTAATGTTGAACTATCATCAGCATCAGGTGTAGTTACAATATATAAACTATCTGCTCTATCATCTTCAATCATATCAATCGCTTCATTGACAAGAGCCAAATGATCACTGAAATTAATTCCAGGAGTGGCAAATAAGTTAATATTAACACTTTCAGGATTTTTAAAGGTATTAATACCTGTTAAATAAGCATAATAATCACTTTCTGCTATTTCTTCATTTGTAGTATTAGTAAATAATCCATTAGTTATTTCATTATTATATCCAGTTTGTCCTATTCTATAGGTATCTTTATTTGTTCTGGAAGTACGGAAAACATCCCAACCATCAAATCCACCAGCAGGAACTAATGTAAATTTCCTACTTTGACGTTTTTCATAATAAGTGTCAGCACCAACATCTGAAGTGGTTCTTATTTTGGCTGCTCCCTGATCAAATGTATGAGTATTTGCAGTTATACCACTTGCACCTTCATCTAAGTGAAATCCTTTTGTTAATCCAGTCCAAGTTCCTTCACCCTGATAAATAAAATGTGATTTATCAATTCCCTTACCTTTTTTACTTGATTTTATAGTTTTATTATATGCAGTTTCAGAAATTCCAAGATAAGTTTTACTTAATTTTCTTGTAGAACTTTTTTCATCAGATGTATATGTTTGTTTATAAAGAATCGGGGGTTTTGTTTGACCGGAATAATTATGTTGTACATATCCCTCAAATCCTGCAGGAAACGCATCGTTAGGATGTTTTTCATCAAGTTCCAGCATAATATAATTAGATCTTAAAGTATAATCTAAATCATCAGTTCCTATTCTTTTAGCAACATAATTATTAAGAGTTGGTTCCATTATACATCTTGTAAATCTTTCAAGAATAACAGGGTTATCGTCAGTATCAGTAAAGTCCCTGACAATTACATCAAATTCTTTTGTTTCAAGATTAATATTTTGGATTGAAATTTTAATTTCTTCATTAGCAAAATCACCATCTGAAATAGATATAATCTTAAATAATCTATTTACAGTATTTCCCCTCACTTCTGAAACAACCCAAGGAGTTTCAGGCGTGTTCCATTTTCTCTTATAATCTGTAAGATCAAAAGATTGCAATAAAGTAGATCTAAGACCATATAATCTATTATCATCATCTAATTTCTTAATCAATTCAGGATAATGCTCTTCAACATATATTTTTGTTGATTTATCTGTAGGTTCTTTACCTAATACTTTTGTAATATAATTTTCATTTGTATCAAGCAATGAAACTTTATAAGTTTCACTTGTTCTTGTATCTGTACCTGCAGATATCGTAAATTCACCAAAAGGATCAGCGTTATCTGAATCGGTACTGTAAATATTTGAAGAATCAGAAAATGTTACGCCAGTTACGTTTTTTGTGAGAGTGTCGCCATTATAAGAACCTCTTGATCTTATTGTTGCAACAACAATATCTTCATATGCTGATTGTGAAGAACCAGAATAAGTTATTACAGTTCCGCTTGCAGTTCCGCTTAACACACTATTATTACTTGTTACAGTAGAAGAAGTAACAGTTATAGTAAATGCAATACCACTAAAACTATTTGTACCATTTCCCTCTGATTTATCCCATGTATTATAATAATTAGTAGTTGTATTGGCACTAAAAGATTGTGTCGTACCAGAATTGGATGCGGTTATTTGTGTTAAAAATTGATTTGCTTTTGTTTCAATATCTTTTGATATATTTATAGTATCAAGTGTAAGACCTTCTGCTGTAATTCCTGAAAATCTCCAAGTTGCGCCAGAAAAATATGCCATATCAACAGTAGTATTAGATGGGAACGCAATATCTTTTCCTGTTGTCCCTCCACTATGTGCAAACACTGTACTATTTGAAGTTTGTCCAGTTTTAGTTTTATCAACATTTGCTTCTGTACTTATAATCCAAGATCTACCAGCATCATATCCTGATAAACCAAGAATCCTTGTTACAAACAATTGATTTGATTCTGTTAAATATTGTCTTGCAATATATGACAATTCATATTTTGGAGCTCCGCCAAATTGTTTTTGATCTAAATTTCCAAATTTCTTTTTGAAATCATCCCAATTGCTTACTGCAACTGCTTCCATTGCTGGTCCTTTTTTTGTTTCACCCGCAAGCCCAAGTGTAGTGACTGCCACAGTTGACGTTACAAATGATAAATCATTTTCTCTTACAAAAATTCCCGGACTCACGAAGGTTGTTTTTTCTTTTGCCATAATTTAAATAATTTTATTTTTTATTTTATATTAATAAATATATGAAACATTACTAAAAGTCATAATTTCTAATATTTTATTAAAATTATCTTTTTCTGGTATTTTTGGATAATTTTTTAATTTCTTGTTCAAATAATAATTCTTTTTTATTTGGATATGTCAATTATTTTACTTACCTTTGTATTAATTAAATTAAAATACTATGAAAATAGATATAAATAAAATAAAAACAACACCACCCAATTTTGGATTTAATTTTTCTATTTTTGGAAAACCATCTGATGAAATTAAAGAATGGTGTAAATATTGGAAGTTGGGTATGGCAGATTCTGGTCCTTATACAAATATTATTATCAATGATAATTTTGATATATCACAAGCCTTTAATAGTCATAAAATATATGATTATATTGATGGATTTAGTCCAAATTTAAATAAACACTTACATGTTGGTCACTTATCCAATTTAGTTATTGCTAATGCTTTTCAGAAATTGGGAATTGGTAATAAATTTATTGCTATTCTTGGTGATACATTAGATGGTCAAATTAAAAAAAAGGATGCCTTAAATTCGTTTTTAAATAATTGTAAGGATTTTGGATACAAAGTGGATGATATTTATTATGCTTCAAAAATGGAATTAGAGGATAACTCACTATTAATAGACGGTGATAATGATTATATTGGATCTAAGGTTTTCGATTTAGGTGATGAGAAGCTAGTTGGAATTAAAAATTCTGGATTCACTACATATTTCTATCAAGATGTTGCCTTGGCTAGTAAATTAAATTCATCAACTTTATATCTAACTGGATTTGAACAGGATAACCATTTTAAGAGTTTAAAAAAACTATATCCAAAAACAAGTCATATGGGTTTAGGGTTAGTTCTATTAGATGGTAAAAAAATGTCCAATAGCAAGGGTAATATCATCTACCTTAAAGATTTTATTGACAATTTAATGAATCTATTCAATAATGATATTAAGCTCGTATATAACATAATTGCTGGTCAAATTTTAAAATCGGCCCCCCCCACAAATAAATCAATAGATACAAAACTAATTGATAATCCTAAATTATCTCTTGGACTTTATTTAAGCTACACGCTGGCACATATAAAGAGTTGTGGGGTATCTACTCAAAATAATGACTCATTCTACTCAAAAGAGTTAGAATTTTATGAGTTAAAATCCAAATGTAACCTATCTCCAAATTTATTATTTAAGTCATTATCCAATCATTGTAAGTATATTAATAAATTATATGAAAGTAATTATATAAGGGGTAATGATAAAAATATTAAAATATTTTCTGACCTAATATCAGATTTAGAATTGGGAATGAGTAAACTTGGATTATTTTCAATAGATAAAGTTTAATATATAATCATAATTATAATAATTATGGATATTTTTCCACAAAATAGTAACTTGGAAAATTTAACCAGAGTTAAATTTGGCATTGATCCCACATTCTCCAAACTTCATTTGGGACATTTTGTTCCATTAAGAACTATTAAAAAATTACAAGAACAAGGCAAAGAAATAACAATAGTGCTTGGAACGTTTACTGCTCAAATGGGTGATCCATCAGGTAAAGATAAAACCAGACCAATTCTTTCTGAAAAAGAAGTTAAAAATAATAGTGAACAAATATTAGAACAAATTAAATCTGTTCTTGACCCAGGATTTAAAATATTTAAAAATGTAGATTTGTTTAATTCCATGACCGTTCCTGAATTATTATTAACATTTTCTAAATTTACTATACAAAATTTATTAAGTAGGGAATCATTCCAAAAAAGAATAGAAAATAATCAAAGCATTGGACTTCATGAATTAATTGTTCCTATTTTACAAGGAAAGGATTCACTTCATTTAAAAAGTGAAATAGAGGTTGGTGGTAGTGATCAGTTATTTAATTTTCAAATTACACGTAAATTACAAGAATTAAATAATCAAATTCCTGAAGTATGTATAATGACACCAATTATTAATGGAATCGATGGTAAAAAAATGAGTAAAAGTTTAGGAAATTGTATTTTTTTAGATGAACCAACTAAAGATATTTTTGGTAAATGTATGAGTATTTCAGATAAAACTATGGAAGAATGGATTCCTTTATTAACAGATCTTGATAATTTACCTAAAAATCCAATGGAACGTAAAAAAACAATGGCTTTTGATATTATTAGACAATTAAGAGGCAAAGAAGAAGCCATCTGGGCAATTAAAGATTTTGAAAAAACCATTCAAAATAGAAGTTTACCAGAAAATATAAAAAAAATCCCCATTTCTGATTTGATTTCTTGTATACAAAAAATAAAAAATTGTAGTAAAAATGAATCGAGAAGATTAATAAAATCTGGTGCTGTTAGTATTATTGATAGTGGTAAAATTGATGAAACTTTTGAATTGAAAATAGGTCAAATTCTAAAAATTGGGAAAAGAAATTTTGGTAAATTAGCTTAATTTGCTTAAAGATTTCATTTATTTTTATTCTCCAGATAAAACTGTATTTCCTGATAATGTTATAAAATCACTATCTACCTCTTGAAACATTATAATTTTTTGTACTGCAGGTTTTATTTCAAATTCATCTTCGTTTTGAATATAGCCCATAAGATTAAAATTATAAACCTGTTTATAAAACCTATCACCACTAAAATCTTCAATTGTTGATTCATCACTTGGGTCATCTTCTAAAATTATTGGCATATAAAAATTTTTTATTTTTGTATAAGATTGCCTTGAAGAAAAATCAGTTAAAATTAATTCAGCGAATTTATTTATGTCCTGAATATATTTTGAAAGAAAAAATAATTGGAAGCGGCAGTCGACCTGAATTGGTTGTGGTATCTTATAAATATCTGCTCCTCGATAAGATGAAAAGGTTGGTACTCTCATATAAGTAAACGTTTTACGTCCAGGAATATTATATAGTTTATTTAATGATGTCCCAGGTGCTGGTGGAGATGATCTTCTTATACTAATAAGTGGCATAATTGGATTTTTATCTTTATCAAGATATTTCCACGATTTAGAAAATTCGGCCCAGCGTTCAGATGGTAAAAAAACAACTGGAATTTTCTTACCATCTAATGTAAAATTTAATTCTTCAATAAATTCTTTAAATCCATTTTCCAGATCTTTAATAGAAATACCAGGGGGAAAATAGGATGTTTTAGGATCTACCGAATTAAGTAATTCGTCTATACGCTCTTGGCCACGTTTAGCTGGCGATATATTAACTTGACGCTTTTTTGGCATACTCATAAATAATATCTTTTATTTATTAATAAATACTTGTTTATTTCAATTATTTTACTTACCTTTGTATTCTAAAACTTAAAATAAAATGGAAGATCAATTACTAAAGAAAAATTAATCAAGGATAGTATTGAAAGAAATTTTTGGGTTATTTATCCTGCATGGAAATTTACTCAAAATAAAGATAAACTATTGAATTTAATTCCTGAATATCCAGAATAAATTATGAAAAAAAGAAAATATAAAATAGGAGATAAAGTTATTTTAATTGATAATCCTAGAGAGCTTGGTGAATCAAATAAATTTTACAAAGATAAAGTATATAAAATAACAGATATTAAAATTGCCTATCAAAATAATACACAAATAATTAATTCTTTAGATAATTTAAACTGTTGTTTAGTAAATACAAGATTTGAATATTATTATGAAAAATCATTAGATACCCTATCTACTAAAATATTTATTAGTACATCCTCAGGATATGGGGATTATAATATAATAAAAAAATTTATTGAAAAAGAAGAAACTTTGACACATGAAGAGCTCAAACAATGTGCTTTAATTTGGGAAAAATATAATAAAAATGAAAGATAATCTAAAAGTAATCATACTAATTGGCATAAGCGGTGCCGGTAAATCAACATGGGCAAAAGATTTTATTTCCAAAAATCAAAATTATGTCAGAGTTTCCAGAGATGAATTCAGATACATGTTAAAAAACCAACAAATATGTGAAAACAAAATTGAAAATTTAATAACTGAATTATGTGAAGATGTTATAATAAAAAGTTTAATTAAAAAACAAAATGTTATTATTGATAATACCAATCTTAAATTAAAATATATCAATAATTTTATTAAACTTGTTCAGGATTATGCAGATATTGAATATATATTATTTGATACATCAGTGGAAAAATGTATAGAAAGAGATAAAAATAGAGAAAAACAAGTGGGAGAAAAAATAATTAATAAAATGAACAATGATTTAAAAATTTTAAAAGAAAATTTTAATTTTCAATATGTTAAGAAAAATAAAACTAGAAAAATTATAAAACCTGATTTTAATTCTGAATTACCTAACGTAATTTGTTTTGATATAGATGGAACCTTAGCATTAATGGGGGATAGAAGTCCATATGATTGGGATAAAATTAGTATTGATTCTCTTAATGAAATTGTTGCTGAACAAATTGAGTTTCATAGATATATGAAAAGAAAAATAATTATTTTATCTGGCAGAGATTCTTCTTGTAAAGAATTAACAGAAAAATGGTTAAAAACAAATGGAATTAAATATGATTATATTTTTATGAGAAAAGAAAATGATTTTAGAAAAGACAGTATTATCAAAAAAGAATTATATGAAGAAAATATAAAAGATAAATTTAATTTATTATGTGTTTATGATGACAGAATTTCTATAATTAAGATGTGGGCCGAATTGGGAATATTTTGTTTTAGTGTGAATCAAGATTTAAAATTTTATTAGAATTTTAATTATGAATAAAAAACAAATAAAAAAAATTATAGAAAAAATAAATATTGATAATTGGAATAACTGGGATTTAAAATCTGGTAAAATTTTAACTCGATTTAATCCTTTTTATTTTGATAATAATAATGTTAAAAATAGAATAGTAATCCTTACAGAATTAATAGGAAATTGGGAAAAATTATTAAATTCTAAAAAATATATAAAGGAACAATTAGAAAATTATTTAAAAGAGATTATTATAAAAAAATACTTTAAAAATAATGAAAAAATTACAATAAAATATGAACATGATATTCATTTTACGGATATAAGTAACAACAAAGAAATAAATGAACAAGAATAAAAAATATAATTCATCAGAAATAAATGTTTTTTTCAGCTCTGATTTTCACCACAGTCATGTAAACATAGTTAAAGGAACAACTGTTTGGCCAGATACCTCTAGTTGCAGAAATTTTAATAGTATTCAAGAAATGAACCAAACAATTATTAATGGAATAAATAATAAAGTTGGAGAAAATGATATTTTATATAATTTAGGGGATTGGTCATTTGGACATCCATCGAATATTCAATATTTCAGAAATCAAATTATCTGTAAAAATATTCATCTAATATTGGGGAATCATGACAAATATATAAGAAAAAATAAAGATGATATTCAAAATATATTTTCTTCTGTTCAGAATTATGCAGAAATACAAATTGATAATCAAAGAATAATATTATTTCATTATCCCATTGTTAGTTGGGCAGGAATGAAAAGGGAAACAATTCACCTATTCGGACACGTTCATTCAAAATATCAAGGACAAGGAAAATCCTTGGACGTTGGAATTGATAATTATTATAAATTATTTGGTACTTATGAGCCTTTCTCATATAAAGAAATTTTAAAAATAACTGAAAATAAATAACAAAAATGGCTTATACAAAACAAGATATTAAAGATTTTCTTGAAGATTACATATATGATAAGGGAGTTATTATTAATCATTTACCTAAAATGGATTATAAAGATAAAATTATTGAAGATTGGCTTGAATTTGAAGATATCTGGGAAATATCCAAAATAACAAGAAAAACACCAACCCAAATTGTTAGTATATTAAAAAATTGTGGGATATATTGAAAAAAAATAATTCACTTTTTATTTGGATATGTCATTTATTTTACTTACCTTTGTATTATTAAAATATATTAAAACTTAAAAACAATGAAAAAATTAATAATATTCTTACTTGTTATTTTAACATTAAATGTTAATGCACAAACATTTTATAACAAATATACAAGTTTTAATCCATATAATGGCCAATCTCAAACATATAATAATAAAGAAAGAAATGATGATAATGATGGAAGGGATAGAAGATTTGAACTTGGAATTATTATTATGGGTGTTGGCCTAGTTACAATGTTAGCAGCAACATATTCTTACACTTCCTACAGTTATAATCAAAATTATTATAATTATGGATATAGTTATGCAAGAGAAACTGATAGATATGTGTTTTTTACTGGTGTTGGATTATCTGTAACAGGCTTAACTATTTCTTTAGCTAATAGTGGGAAAAAATCAAGAAGATAACAACTGACCTGTTGGAAGAACATTTAAAATTGAAGGGAGTAACAACTAAATAAATTAAAATATCATGTCTTGGTTTAATAAACAATTTGGAAATATGGAAACATCATTTGGTGAAAGAACCAAATCAACAAAAGGAAACAAAGGAACAAGTTTTTGGGGAAAAAGATTATTTGATTTTAATAATAATGATAAAGAACCCACAATTCTTGAAAGAACTAAACTTCTTAAATCTGTAAGAAATTTTGTTAAAATATTAACTGGAAAGGATATTCCTGTTAGATATTCTTCTGAAGGGGAGGATAAAAGTTTTACTGATAGTAAAACAATTACTATTTCTGGAAATGTATCAAAAGAATTTGATGCTACCTGTGGACTAGCAATGCATGAAGGAACTCATATTGTTTTAACTGATTTTGAAATTTTACATCAAATAATGGATGAAAAACAAAGGAAACAATTATTAGATAAAAAATATTTGAATTATATTGGGTTAATTAAAGATTTGTTAAATATTATAGAGGACAGAAGAATTGACGATTGGCAATATAAAGAATCCCCAGGATATAAAATATATTATCAGGAAATGTATAAGAAATATTTTGAATCAGATAAAATTAATGAATTAATAAACAACAAATTTGTAGTTTGTGAAGAAACAAAACAAAAAATAGATTTAACTGAAGAAACGGTACAAAACTATATGTTTTATGTTATCAATATAACTAACCCAAAAGTTAAAATGAATGAATTAAAAGGACTTCCAGAAATATGGAAATTAGTTGATATTAAAAATATTGATAGACTGGGTGATAATAAAAAAGGAACTAAAAAGGCATTGGGTGTTGCACTTAAAATTTTTGATATTATTGAAAAATATGTTACAAAAGAAGATATGAAAAAAAATGAGGGTGATAAAAGTAAAGATAATGAACCAATTGAATATGATGGGCCATTAAAAGATTTAAAATCAGGAAATGGTAAAGGAGGAAAACTTGTTAAATTGGGACCAAATGCACTTAAAGAACTACAGAATTTATTAAAAAAACAAAAAGATTTTTTAAAAAGTTTGGTTAAAAAACAAAAAGTTGATTCTGAAACAAATAATAAAATTAATGTTTTAATAGAATCAGATACAGAAGAAATTGAAATAAAAAAACAACAAGATAGAGAATCCAATGATGGGGAACACAAAGTTATTACTGTCAATAACATTACAATGAATACAATCCAATCAAACATATATAAAATATTTAATTATTATAATTCTTATCAGGATGAAAATGTTAATCGGGGGATAATGCTTGGAACCATGCTGGGGAAAAAACTTCAAACAAGGCAAGAAGAAAGAACTTTAATAACACCCAGATTAAATATCGGGAAAATTGATAAAAGAAGATTATCAAATTGCGGTTATGGTTCAGATGATATATTTTTTACCAAAACTACAGATAAATATGGAGATATATCAGTTCATATTTCATTAGATTTAAGTGGTTCAATGACTGGTAATAAATGGACAAATACAATGATTTCTGCTATTGCTATTGCAAAAGCAGCATCAATGACAAAAGGAATAAGAGTTCAAATATCATTGAGATATTCTGATGGTATTAATGATAACCAACCTGAGCAAGCAATTGTTATTAATTTTTATGACTCAAAAATTGATAGTCCTAATAAATTGAAATGGTTTAAATATGTTTCACCTCATGGTTGTACTCCAGAAGGATTATGTTATGAGGCACTTATGACTAAAATTATGAAACCACTTTTAAATAAAAATTCTTTATTTATTAATTATTCTGATGGATATCCTGGAATGTGTACTATGGGAACACAAGAGGGAATAATAATTACAAAACAAGCAGTTAATAAAATAAGAAATTCTGGGGTTGAAATACTGTCTTTCTTTATTAATGAAAATGGTTTAGATGATATGAATTCATTTAAAGAAATGTATGGAAAAGGTACAACAAATATTAATGTTACAAGTTTAATACCGTTAGCAAAAGAATTAAATAAGAAATTTCTTCAAATGGGAAAACTTAATTAATTATTTTTAATAATGAATAAAAAAATAAGAAATTATAAACCTGGAGATAAAGTTATCATTTTAAAAAATAATTATTGTAATCATAAGGTGGGAGATGTTGGATTTATCATAATGCAAAATCCAAATCCGGGTTTTAATAATTGTTGGGTTGTTGATGTAAAAAGAAAAATAAGTATATCTGGAAACTGGACACCTTATGTTTCCTATTTAGATGAAAATATTGAATATTATTATGAAAAACCATTAAAAGAATTAAGAAATAAAATATATAATGATTATTATAACACTTTATTTTTGGCTAAGGGAATTAAAATAAATAAAGATGTTTATGGAACAATAAGTAATTTTATTAATAAAGAAGAAACTTTAACAAATGAAGAGATTAAACAATGTGCATTAATTTGGGAAAAATATAATAAAAATTATGAAAAAATCAAAAAAAATAAAAAGTGAAAAAGAGCCAATGGAAGAAATTCCAGTCATAAATCTTGATGAAATTGAAATTAATGAAGAAAAAGAAACCAAACAAGAAGATAATAATGATAATAATATTTCAGAAAATAATCCATTTGTTAGCAATAATTAATTTTTTATTTGGATATGTCAATTATTTTACTTACTTTTGTATTCTAATTAATAACTTAATTTATTAACTTAAAAAAAATGAAAAAATTAAAAAAAGAAATGGAAAATCCACCCCAATTAACCAAAACTAAAAAACAAGTTCCAGAAACTAAAAATACTTATCAACCAATTGAAGGTGATATTATTAAAGTAACAAAACAAGATGATGGTAGAGTTTATTTTGCAAGCATTGTTGGAACAAATAGTGATGTTACTGACCATATTGATTTAGATATTAGAAAACAATCATATGAAAAAGGAAAGAATATTATTTTTGAAAACGGAGAATATCAATTAGTTGATAAAGATTATGTACCACAAATACCAGAAAATCAAATATTTGATATGAGTTTTGTACATAACAGTTATAAATATAAACCTAAAAAGCTTTTTATTAATGAATTAAAATGGAAATATCTTATAAGAAATATACTTAAGTCAAAGAATATTATTATGACTGGCCTCTCCGGTTCAGGAAAAACTATAAGTGCTTTTCATGCTGCCAGTACTTTAAAAAGAAAATTATTTAATATTCCTTTAGGTTCTACGCAGGACCCACGGGCAGCACTTATTGGAAATACTTTTTATAACAAAGAAAAAGGAACATTTTTTAATGAAAGCACATTTGTTCAGGCAATTCAAACAGAAAATGCTGTTATTCTCTTGGAAGAATTATCAAGAGCACATCCTGAAGCATGGAATATTCTTATGCCTGTCTTGGACAAAGAACAAAACTTTTTAAAATTGGACGAAGCAGAAGGGCAGCCAGTAATTAAAGTTGCAAAGGGGGTTTCTTTTATTGCTACTGCAAATGTTGGAAGTGAATATACTTCAACAAGAGTATTTGATAGAGCACTATCTGACAGGTTTACAACTATTGAAATGGATGTACTTAACAAGGATGAAGAAGTTGAATTACTTACAATGTTATATCCAGATATTAATAAAAAAACAATTGAAGCCCTTGCTAAAATAACACATGAAACAAGAAAAGATCAAGAATCAGAATCCCCCAAATTAAACACTGCAATTAGTACACGAATGTCAGTTGAAATGGGAGAAATTATTAATGATGGATTTTCATTACTGGAAGCAATGGAAGTATGTGTTCTTCCGTTTTATAATTTATCTGGGGGCGCAGAATCAGAAAGAGAGTACATTATGCAACTCATTCAGAAACATTTGCCTAATGATGAAGATGATAAAGAATTAGTTGGTGATAAAAATGATGAACGAGAGAATGAAAATCCATTTACTACTAATAATTAAATTATTAATATTTTAAAAAAAAATAAAATGAAAAAAGCTAAAAGATATTTTCCCTTTGATAATCAAAAATTATCTAAATGTCATAATGTTCCTTTTATTGAGGGAACAAATTTATGTATTTTCTGTAAAAAACCTTCTCTTACAGTAATATCAGAAAAAAAGGAAGAAATCGTAGATTTAAAAAGGGATAATATTTCAAAAGAAAATCCTTTTGCTAAAAATAACTAAATGTGAAAAATGACAACGGAGATACAAATTATAAAAGAACTTAATGTAATTTTTTATAAAAGAGGATGGAAATTATTGCCCCCAGATAATATCTATCAGAATGATAGTGAGCTTACATGGTATAAGGTTATTCTCAGTGATGTTTATTTAGATAGAAGTTTTATACCTTATAAAAAACATTTAAATAAATTTACAATTGAAGAATTAGATAATTACGTTGTTGAATTTATTAACCCAGTATGTAAAAAATATAAAATTGATAATATACATTTTGCTGATGAAGGAAAACCAAATAGTATACAAATTAAATGAAAAACATTAAAGTTTCTGATGAAACACATAAAGAATTAATTGAATGGGTTACTCATAAAGAAATAAAAATAATAGATATTATTGATAGTCTCATTAATACTGGGCTAATGACAGAAAAATATGGGCTATCTTTTTTTCAAACCATAATAAAGAAAGAAGGATTTGTTTCAAAAAACGAACTCAGTAATTTGGAATCTGATTTAAAAAAAGAATTTTTTGATAATGGGTATGACAAAGGACTTAAAATAGGAGAAGAAAATGGTTATAAAAAAGGTTATAAAGAATCACAAGAACTAAAAGATAAATTTGTTAGGCCCAAAAGTAAAAATAATAAAGAAGAAAATATAATAATAAAAGAAATTGTTAAGGAAAAAATTATTGAAAAAGAACCTTCTTTTGAAAACTTGTTATTATATTTTGGAAATAAGGATTTAACACATGAAGAACAAAGACAAGTTTCAGATTTTATAAGAATGTTTAGAATGAAATATGAGGATATTTATGGTGAAGAAAAAAATACAAGATTTGTTAGACTGGAACAAAAAAGGAAAAAATGAAAGAAATAGGGGAAGAAAAAATAAAGTTTAAAAGATTTGAAAATTGGTTAATAAAAAATTATACAAATTTTTTAGATAATAAAGAATATATGCTTAAAGTAAATCATTTTTATTGTACATATTCTGGTGTAGGTACTCATCTTAGGTTACTAACTAATATATTTCCAAAATGGAATGATTTATTAAAAAAATATAGACATGAACAATTGATTGATTATTTTATGGGAGTGGTTAGAATAAAATTACCACAATTAAAAGGAACAAAATTGATATTCACATCAAATAAAGAAAAAGAAATAAATGTAATAATTTAAAAATTAATGAATAAAGACCCATATCAAATATTAGGACTTAATAAAGATGCATCACAAGATGAAATTAAAAAGGCTTTTAGAAAAAAAGCAATACAACATCACCCAGATAAGGGGGGGGATGAAGAAAAATTCAAAGAAATTAATTGGGCAAACTCAATTCTCTCTGATTCACAAAAAAAAGAACAATATGATAACTTAGGTCATGTTGGAAAAGGACAAGAATTTGAGGGGTTTAATATGAATGATATATTTTCTCATTTTGAAAATATGTTTGGTTTCAGAAGAAACAGGCAAGGATATAATAATCAAAATAAAGGTACTAATTTAAGAATTAAAATTAAAGTAAATTTAAAAGAAGTATTAGAAGGAACTCAGAGAAAAATTAAAATAAATAGACATGTTAAGTGTGATAGTTGTTCTGGAAGGGGTGGAACAGGGGAAATAACATGTTTAAATTGTAAAGGTTCTGGGCAACTAACAAATTCACAAAGAACAGCATTTGGTATGTTCCAACAAACAATAATATGTTATATTTGTAATGGTTCTGGTAAAATAATTCAAAATAAATGTCATAATTGTTCTGGAGAAGGAATAATACCGAAACAAGAATATCTTGGAATAGAAATACCAAAAGGTGTGGAAGAAGGAATGCAATTAAATATGCCAGGATATGGGAATTGTGGGAAAAATAATGGTCCAAATGGAGATTTATTAATATTAATAGAAGAAGAAAAACATCCTCACTTAATAAGAGAAGGTTTAAATGTTATTTATAATTTAGATTTAAATTATGTTGATGCTTGTTTGGGATCAAATATTGAAATACCTACAATATTAAATAATACTAAAATTGATATTAAATCTGGAACACAACCTGGAAAAGTATTAAAATTAAAAAGAAAAGGATTACCAAATATAAATAATTCTTATGAGGTTGGAGACCAATTAATAAACATAAACGTAATTATTCCAAACAATCTAAAATCTGAAGAAAAACATTTATTAGAACAAATAAAAGAATTAAAATAAATAATTTAATGAAAACTATTCTAAAAACAAAAAGACAAGAATTCATTGATATTTTAAATAAAGAAGATATTCCTTATAAAATAACTCCCCCCTTTCGGGGGGTTATGAAAAACAATAAATCCTCCCCCTCGGGAGGTTATAAGATTATTATTGATGGTTCTTATATAAATTCTAAATTAATAACATATATTCCAGATAATGTTGAATTTAATAATAAAAGTTTTGTAAGTTTATCTTCTCTTAAAAAAATGGGAAATAATATTAAGTTTAATAATAAGCATAATGTGTGGCTAATTTCAATTTTTTATTTTAATACATTTTCTGTTAATTTCACAAATAATATTCATGATGTATTTTTTGGAAAAGAAACATACTGGATGAATTTATTTCCTTATGAATTATATAATATTGGGGGAAATTTTCATATAATAAATAAAAAAAATGAATATAAAATAATAAAATAAAAAAAACTATAAAATTAGAAGTCGGTAAAACATATAAAAATTATGGTGTGTATCTTGGAATTACCACAGTTTACGAATATAGTGGAAAAGTACATGAAGAACATAGATTTAGGTCTAATAAAACTGAAAATGATTTTGATGGATTTGATAATATTCCAGTGATTAAAGAAATCAGGACGGATGATGAAAAGATATTGAAGAGAATAGAACATGAAAATCAAATTAATTATAAAAAAAATCATTATAAATAAACGACCAGAAAAATGGGGTAGTGGATTATGGACAAAAAAACATACAATATATCTTTTATTTGGAATATTTCCAATTTGGCATGATTATTATTATTATATTAAAAAAATAAATAATAAAAAATGAAATCAAAAGAAGATTATTTTATTGAGTTATTAAAAGTTTTAAAACCAAAAACTCTTAATGAACATCCAGATTATATATTTTATGTTTATAAAGATAAACTTTATATTGAATATAATAAAAAAACTAACCATGCCTGGGTAGATTATAATAGAATATGGAAAATTTTTTCATCCAAATATCATTGTAATTC